TCACTCAAAGAGCACCTGTTGATCCTGATCACTACCTCAATTGTGAGCAGTCAGCATGGATGAGAGAAAGGATCCTACGTTCAGAGTTGCTTGATGCCAGTCAAAAGCTGGACTTTGTGACAAGAACATGGGAAGGAACAGATCCTTCCTGTAAGGAAGACCATAATCCGCAAACGACTGAAGGAACGGGGCCTAAAAATCTCATTCTTCAGGAGCAAAATCATGAACACACTCAATCTGATTCGTAAGCAGATCGAAAAGCAATCTGCATTGCACGACGCACAGATTCACGCCACCTCTTATCGTGGTGTCGATTATGAACTCTGTGGTCACGAACCATCTGAGACTCACGGCACTTTCTGCTATCGCGGACATACTTACAACAAGTAAGTATAGGTGTTATAATGGGAGGAGAGATCCTCCCTTTTTTTATGGAAAAAGACAAACTCAAAATCATTGTGAGGAACCTCAAACTCCTGGTGGATGCATTGGAGTCTGAGGTTTACTCGGATGTGCAATCATACACGAATTACCAAGGACCAAAACTTTCAGATTACGATGAGGTATGGGATGATGACGACGGATACCCTGACTGATTGGCGTTACTCTGACAAGAGAATGAAACTCAGAGAGGAGGTTCTCGGCATTCTCCTGAGACAGTTTGGAAGTGACCTAAATGAAGATGGGTCACCAAAGCACAGCAGTGAATCCATTTATGAGTGTGCCCATGACTGGGTGTCTCAGGGGAATGAGATCAGTGCTGGTGTGGTGGCATTTTATAATGCTTATTACACAGACTACGGAAGATACAGGAATGTATGATCAACTCAACTCCTTTGAGGAGGCACTGAAACACTTTGGTACTCGGGTGGAAATGATTTGTGCAATGGAGTTAGGTGGTAAGATAGATGCAGAGACGGCATACCAAAACATCAAGATTGAATTGAAATCACTTAAACAAATTCGTAAGAAAACCAAATGAATGTAAAACTGATCTCATATACTCCTAACGCAGAAGAGCATTGTGCTTACTGTGCAAGGGTGTCTAATCCAGCAAACCAAAATAATGAAAACTTTGCTGGACTCCTTCGTTACTGCATTAAGCACAAGCACTGGAGCATTTTTGAGCAGGCATTCATGACTCTGGAGATTGAAACCACCAGGGGTCTGGCAGCTCAAATTCTTCGTCATAGATCTTTCACCTATCAAGAGTTCTCACAACGCTATGCTGATAGTTCCCTACTCTCAGAGACGATCCCCATTCCAGAACTGCGACGCCAAGACACCAAGAATCGTCAAAACTCTATTGATGATGTGGATCCCGAACTGATTCATCATTATCGACTCAAGATGAAGGATCATTTCGACCAGTCGATGAAACTTTATCAGGAGATGTTGGATGATGGAATTGCTAAAGAGTGTGCTCGGTTTGTTCTACCTCTTGCTTGTCCCACTCGTCTATATATGTCTGGCTCTCTCCGTTCCTGGTTGCACTACATTGACCTGAGATCTGCCAATGGAACTCAGAGGGAACACATGGACATTGCCCTTGAGTGTAAGCGCATCTTTACCGAACAGTTCCCAGTGATTGCTGAGGCTGCTTGGGGAGAAACTAAATAGAAAACCTGGAGGAATTATTTTGGCAACATATCCTGTGAGAAATAAGGAGACTGGCGAACACAAGGAAGTCGTCATGTCTATCAATGATTGGGACCAGTGGAAAATTGATAACCCAGAGTGGGAAAGGTATTACGATGCCACTAACTCTCCTTGCTTGGGAGTTGAGATGGGTGATCCCTTCAGTAAGATGTACACCAAACACCCAGGATGGAAGGATGTAATCAGTAAGGCAAAGAAACAACCAGGAAGTACACTCAAACACTACGACTAATCAATGCCAAGAAAAGCAAAAGCAGGTATCACGACTAACCCTGTTCCCTTCGGAATGAGTAACAAAACAATGAAGAGAAAGAAGCCAATCAATCTTGATTACATGAAAAAGATTGAACCGCTTACCGAAAATCAAGAAAAGTATTTCGAGAGTTATAAGTTAGATAAAAACCTGGTTGCTTACGGGTGTGCAGGAACGGGCAAGACATTCATCACACTTTACAATGCAATTAAAGAGGTTCTGGACCCCAAGTCCCCTTACGAAAAGATTTATATCGTTAGGTCTCTTGTCGCTACCCGTGAAATTGGTTTTCTTCCTGGTGATCATGAAGACAAATCTTCACTTTATCAAATTCCCTACAAGAATATGGTAAAGTACATGTTTGAGATGCCTGATGATGCAGCATTTGAAATGTTGTATAATAATCTGAAGGCACAGGGAACGATTAGTTTCTGGAGCACCTCATTCATTCGTGGAACCACCTTCGACAATGCTATAATCATTGTGGATGAGTTCCAAAACTTGAACTTCCACGAACTCGATTCCATCATCACCCGAATCGGTATCGATTCTAAGATCATGTTCTGCGGTGACGCAACTCAAACAGACTTGGTGAAGACAACTGAAAAGACTGGCATCATGGACTTCATGAGAATCATCCAAGCAATGCCTTCCTTTGATGTTGTTGAGTTCCAAGCAGAGGACATCTGCAGAAGTGGTTTGGTGAAAGAATACATCATGGCTAAATTACAACTCGGTTTATGACCTTCAAACACGTTGACATTGACATCCCAACATTGGATCGACAGACCATTGATGGGGTTCGTTATTATGATGCTCCTGATGGACAGAAGTTGGTTTCTGTTACCTCTGTGATCAGTCACATCAAACGGGAGTTCTTTCGTAAGTGGCGTGAACGTGTTGGAGAGGAAGAAGCAAATAAGATCACCAAGAAAGCAACCAGTCGGGGAACCGACATGCACACCTTGGCTGAGAATTATCTTCTGAATCAGGAACTGCCTGAGGTCCAACCTCTTTCGCAGTTCCTTTTCAGTCAAGCAAAACCAAAGTTGGATGAGATTGATAACATCCATGCCATTGAGCAGTCTCTTTACAGTCTGCAACTTGGTATTGCTGGGACCGTGGACTGCATTGCAGAACACAATGGCGAACTTGCCATCATTGACTTCAAGACATCGAAGAAACCAAAACCTCGGGAGTGGATTGATGATTACTTCGTTCAGTGTGCAGCATATGCCTGTATGCTTTTCGAATTAACTGGTATAATCGTAAAGAAGTTTGTTATTATCATGTCCTGTGAGGACGGAGAGTGCGTTGTTTATGAAGAGCGAGACAAAGGAAAGTACATCCAGCTTCTCGACAAGTATATTAGAGAGTTTGTTGAGTTTAAGTTGCGAGAGTATGCCTGAAGAACAGAACCTGGAAGAACTCTTTGAGAACAAGTTTTATTGTTCCAAGAGATTCACAGAAGAGATTGAGAAGATCGCTCACACCGATGGAGGAATGAGTTACATTGATGCGATTGTGTTTTTCTGTGAGAAGAATAACATCGAAGTGGAATCAGTTCCCAAACTCATTTCTAAACCATTGAAAGAGAAACTGAAGGCAGAGGCACAGACTCTGAACCTTTTGCGTCGTACATCCCACGCAAAGTTGCCCCTGTGATTCCTAAAGTGTCTCCCTTCGACGCCTACAAACAATATCTCTCGCTCAAGAACCATTTCACAAAACAGAAGTATGATTACCACAAATATTGTGGTAAGTCTCGTGCAACAATAAACTCTTTCTACAAACGTAAAGATCGTTTCTGGTTTGAGAAACTGAGTCGTCAGAAAGATGACAAGGAAGTTGTTGACTTTTTTGTCTCTAACTTTGTCTCCTGCACTGATCCACAGACTCTCTGGATTGGAGAGATGATTCAGACAGGAGAAGCAAACTTCACAGAATGGAAGAAGCGAATGCAATCGCTTTCTTATCACTTCAAAGAACAGACATCCGATTTGTTTGGAGATAAGAACTTTGATTCTGTTTTTTCCATTGACGGGACAAAACATCCTGTTATAATAAGAGAACACCTGCAGAACAACGTCTCTCTGGAGACTCTGATTCTGTTGGAAAAGATCTTAGGGTTCAAGAAGAACTTCGATAAGAAACTCCAAGATCCTGTGTGGGAATTTCTCTCGATGCGAATGGAAAAGTATTCTCCATTCCTAAATATCGATGTATTCCATTATAAAAAGATCCTTAAGGAGGTCGTGCTGACACAATGACATTTTTTGAATCCGACATCGTACAACAAGAGATGGAGGAGATCGCAAGACTTCAAGAGGAGATCTATGGAATGGTATTCAAATTCCCTTCCATGGATAAAGAGGAGAAGATGAAGCACGTTGAGTTGCTGAGTAATCTCCTGAAAAAACAGCAAGTCCTTTACACAAGGATGAGTCTGTCTGATGACCCTGAAGCAAAGTCAATGAAGGAAAACATCATGAGGTCTGCACAAGACCTTGGTTTCCCTCCCGATGTTGACATTGCTTATGTCTTCAATAACATGACGAAAGTCTTGGATGAAATGAGAGGATCAATTGAGCGATCCTAACCTTTGTGACATAATAATGGAGTACACAAAGGCCAAATCTTAACTAATAGGTACACACATGTCGTTTTCTAATCTGAAAAAGCAATCCTCTCTCGGTTCACTGACCGCCAAACTGGTCAAGGAAGTTGAGAAGTCTAATAATCCACAAAGTTCGTCTGGGGCAGACGAGCGTCTCTGGAAACCCGAAATGGACAAGACTGGCAACGGGTTTGCCGTCATCCGTTTCTTGCCCGCACCTAACGGTGAAGACCTCCCCTGGGCAAAGGTATGGAGTCATGCCTTCCAAGGTCCTGGTGGTTGGTACATTGAGAATTCTCTGACCACGCTGGGTCAAAAGGATCCGCTGGCAGAATACAACCGCACTCTTTGGAATTCTGGACTGGATTCTGACAAAGAGATTGCCCGTAAGCAAAAGCGTAAGTTGTCTTATTATGCCAACATTTATGTTGTGAAGGATCCTGCCAATCCTCAGCACGAAGGTAAAGTCTTTCTGTTCAAGTTTGGTAAGAAGATCTTTGACAAGATCATGGAGGCAATGCAGCCTGAGTTTGATGATGAAACTCCCATCAACCCCTTCGACTTCTGGCAGGGTGCCAACTTCAAACTGAAGATCGTGAAGAAGGATGGTTACTGGAACTACGATAAGTCTGAGTTCGCATCCGCTGGTCCTCTGCTTGAAGATGATGATGCTCTGGAAGCACTGTGGAATAAAGAGTATTCCCTGACTGCTTTCACTGAAGCATCCAACTTCAAGTCTTATGAAGACCTGGAGCGTCGTCTCAACGCTGTGCTCAACCGCAACGTCACTGCACCTGTCCGTCAGGAAGTGACTCCTGCTGAACTGGAGGAGCGTTCTTATCAACCCACCTTTGAGAAGAAGGTTGAGGTTGAAGACGACAGTGACTATGGTGTCCCTCAGACATCACTCGCTGACAGTGAGGACGATGCACTAAGTTACTTCGCTAAGTTGGCTGAATCCTGAGGGAAAATCAGCTTTTGATTTCAAAATAGCCCAGAAATTTTTTCTGGGCATTTTTTGTGCCTATTACTTTTTCTACGTGTATAATCTGATGTTATCTCCGCGTGTAACCGATGGAGAAACGTATTGTGAGGATCCCTGTTGATAAGGCATTATCTCTTCAAGGTTGTCAATAATTAATCCGACATATTCTGCTTTGATTACATAAATGTTTCTTCTGTCATTTTGCTTCCTTTCTTCATAAGTGTAATTAGTCACCGCATAAGTGAAAGAAGTCGAAATTCTCTCTTCTCCCAATCCACTGTCATAGTAGGTAATTGAGATGTTTTGTGGAACTTCGAGTTTTCCAGGGAAAACAACTCTTCCGACAGAATCCTTGATTTCATCACTTTCGTAATGATGAACTGCATAGATGTTTTCTTCAGATCCGTACTTTGAGACCAAATAGTTCTGGAAAGACTGTTGGTCCAAAGGCCACTCTTCGACCTGATTGATCACATTATTGGAAAGAAGCACCAACCAGTCAAGATCGGAATCATTGTAAATCTTGTTCGCAACCTCATCTGGACGCTCATCTCCAATAATCTTATATTTGTTGAAATATGCCAGATTCTCAAAAATGTCAGAACGAATGATTCCACGCTTGAAGAGGTTTTTGACCTCAACGTAATCATTGATCTTTTTGGCATCAGTCAGGCGACTGACGTACTCAAAGTTAGGAACGTAATCGAAATACTGTGCCATTGGTTAGAACCCCATATCGTCTGATTCGGTGTCAAAGTCATTATCATAAAGAGGCTCAAGTTCTTTGAATGCCAGGGAAATTTGATAAGTTGGCATCGAACCATCTTCACCATAAGTCATGTATTCGGTCGAATTGCCGTATCTCACGTCAAAACTCGTTAGAGCAACTGGTTTGAATTTGTGCAAGAATGGGTGTTGTCCCGACTCCTGATAAATGTACTGAAGTTGGAAAATGTCAGGAGTGAAGAGGAATGCCTCAGATCCTGATTTTCTTGGATTCATACTCTTTTTGAAGAATTTGATGATTCTCTTGATTTCCGCTGCTTCCCTACTTTCACGGGGTGTCAGTTTAAACGTAAAAGCGAAGTTTCTGAGTGTTGGTGACTTGAAGAACAACTCAAGGTTTGGGTTGGCAATTTGACCAGTCAGTCGTCTTCTGAGGTTTTTGCCAATTGCCTGTCCAGCAAAGTATGCCTGCAGATAATTCTTTAGTCCTGGGTCTTCTGCTGCCTTTTTGTAACTTCCCATGAGGGAGTTGACTCCTGCTTTTGCCATTCCAACCACGTTTGCTGGATTGTCAGAACCAATGTCGATCATTTTAAAAGCAGCATCACCAAATGCCGCTTCGATGAAGTTCAGAGTTTCTCCCTCATAAGAAACAACATTCTTTTCTGCTAATCCTGCTTGAAGTGGGAGGAGAACGCTTCCAATTGCTGTTCCAAGTCTGTCTTGAGCGGTTCCACCAATCGCACTTCCTGGAACATAATTTGGGTTTCTTGCTCCTCTTGCTTTATACTTGTGAGAAGTGATTTTGAGGTAATCACCAGGGAACTGAGCACTGGTGTTGATGGGATATCTCATACTTTGGAACCCACCACTTCTTGCTGCCCTTCCTCCTGGAAGATCAACAGTTCCCTCAGTGTCTTGACCTGGAACTGCACCAACTTTTAGTTGATCATTAGGAAGTGAGGCAGTCCCGAATTCAGTTGGAACTCCATTGTTTAGAGACTGTGGAGGTTGACCAAAAGGATTGCCATCTGTAAATGATCCGTCATTGTTTACGACTTGACCAGTTATTGGATGTTGCAGACCAGGAATTTTGTTGTTAAAAAACTGCAACTGATTATTATCTGCTGCGATCAGGTTTGAATAATTTGACTTGTCGTTGAGGACAGCAGCACGATCAACGTTGAAGAGATTTTTCCCTTCGTTGAAGAATGTTTTTTCGAATTCTGTGGTTGTCAGTTGTGCTTGATATCTTGCTCTGTTGTTATAAAGTCTTGTGAAGAGTTCTGTGTCTTCGATTTCCCAGTTGTAATCACTCGATGAGGCAAGCAATGACCCACCAGTCGAGTTGAGTTCAATCTTTCCAGTCTCGATGTAGGTGGTCTCGTCTACCTTAAGACCATTCCATATTCTTGATGATGCGATGGTTGTTGCCATTTATAAGAACTGGTCTTTTACCTATTTAGAACAATTTTCTGATATGGAATGGTTCTTGCTTCTTCCAGTTCGTTGGGATAAATGAGGTAAAGATAACTTCCCAATTCTTCCCAAGTGTAATTGTGAAAATCACCCCAGTGATAGTTCAATCCACTAAACCCCCAAGGGTAAACACCAGTGCAAGCAATGAGTGGAAATTCATCATATCGAATTCCTGGTGTTTTTGCACTATATATAAAGGTATAATATCTCCCAACAGTGGGTGCAACCTCATAATGGTCTAACAATTCCAACAACTCAGTCATCCTATCGTCGGGTGTTCCACCCATGTTAGTGATGCGATCAGCCTCACCTGTTCCAAGTCTGTCAGTTTCGCTTCCGAGGTACTCTTCTTGTTTTAGAGTTTCGACGTTTGTTGCCATCTAAACCCAACTCCTCTTCTGTGATGATTTTGAAGACTGCATTATTATCAAGAGCAAACTCTTCCGCTGCTTTCCATTTTGCTTGATTGACAGCATATTGAGCACACTCATAAAGATAAGATTTAGTGACTCTTTTACCCTGAACAGGAGCAGAGCACTGCTTCTTTGGTTTCACCTCAACAATCCAGTTTTTGATTGTTCCGTCTGCTTGTTTTACCTTACAGAGGAAGTCAGGATAATAACGATGAACTCTCCCATCAGTTGGTTTTATGTAAGGGATGCTAAACTCTTCACTTGCCCACTGAAGGACACTTTCATTTGTGTCGCACCACATACAAAAGCGTCGTTCCCAGGATGAACGACAAATAATGTTATTTGGGTTTCCCTGATACTTAGATGGGTTACTCGGTTTGAAAAGTGATTTACAACTCTCCGCCATACCCACTAAATAATCACATAAGTATCCATATTTATAAATGGCATCCACAGGATCTGGTGCGCCAAGACCACGCAGAGTTGGAACGACAGAACTCACCAGTCGATTTCTAAATCTCGCACAAACTTCTGTCTTCACAGTTAAGATTCAACCACCTGCTCTGGTTGCTGCTTATCTGAATGAAAGAGGTGTCAATTATGCAGCAGATGGTGAGGGAATCGAACTGCAGTGCACTGAGACAAGACTCCCAGGTCATAAGTTGAGCACAATCGATGTTGCCAATGATTACATCGGTGTGTCTGAGAAAATGGCATACAGACAAGCATATGATGAAGCAATTCAATTCACATTCAATGTGAATTATAAGTATGATGTTGTTCAGTTCTTTGAGGGGTGGATTGATTTCATTGCTGGAAAGAACGCACAAGACCAGAATGCTTATGTTGACAGGTATGCAAACTACAGAATGAATTATCCGAAGTCTTATCGTTCGGATCAAGTTTACATCACAAAGTTCGAGAAGAATGTTGATAATCTCAACAGAACTTTTGGTCTCGGTGACACCCCCTCTTACAGACTGGATTACACCTTCGTTGGTGCTTTCCCACTCTCAATCATTCCCTCTGTAGTATCTTATAATAACAGTCAGATACTGTCTTACTCAGTTAGACTGGACTACATTCGTTACGTTTGTGAACGGAGTGTCATCGGCTAAATAACTCACCTGATCTTACATAATGCCTTTACCAACAATTGCAACTCCTTCTTATGAGTTGAAACTGCCTTCGACAAAGAAGACAATCAAATATCGTCCCTTCCTGGTGAAGGAAGAGAAACTTCTGGTTCTTGCTTTGGAGACTCAAGATACAAAGCAAATCACAACCGCAATCAAGCAGGTTCTGAAAGGTTGCATCCAATCCAGAGGAGTAAAGATTGAGACTCTTCCAACCTTTGACATTGAATTCTTGTTTCTTAATATTCGTGCGAAGTCTGTTGGTGAGATTGTTGATGTGACCATCACTGCTCCTGATGACGGAGTAACTCCAATTGACATCACTCTTGACATCGAAGAGATTGAGGTTCAGGAAAGTGAGGACCACAATAAGAGAATTCAGTTGGATGACACTTTGATGATGGATATGAAGTATCCATCTCTTGATCAATTCATTAAGAATAACTTTGACTTTGGCGGTGATGCCACACTGGACCAATCATTTGAACTGATTGCATCCTGCATCGATAAGATCTACAACGAGGAAGAAGTTTGGGCAGCACAAGACTGCACTAAGAAAGAATTGGTTGAGTTCTTAGAACAAATGAACTCCTCTCAGTTTAAGCAGATTGAAAAGTTCTTTGACACAATGCCGAAACTGAGTCACACCGTTGAGGTGACTAATCCAAAGACTGGTGTAAAGAGTTCTGTCGTGTTGGAGGGTTTGCAGTCTTTTTTCGCATAGGTATGATCCATATGGATCTGGAAAATTACTTCAAACTTAATTTTGCCCTCCTACAGTACCATAAATACTCTTTGACTGAGATTGAGAATCTAATGCCCTGGGAAAGGGACATTTATGTAGCACTTCTCCAGCAACACATCGAAGAAGAAAACGAAAAGATGCGTCAAAATGGCTAAGGTTGCAGCTGACCCAATCGAAATCCTAATGGAGATGGGATTCGACCTGGATGACATTTCATCCGAGGAGGGTTATCTGAGTGCGCTGAAGGAAGCAATCACAACCATTCAGTTTAAGACTAAGGGTGCTGGAGATGACAGAATTCTCACTCTCCTTGAAGAAGTAAAGAAAGTAAGAGCAGGGAGAACTGGAAGAACGAGGAAACCAAGCGTTGATGCTGCGAAGTCCTTCATCTCACCAAAGGCATTGCCTGGAAGTGTTGGTGTTAGAGGAGGAGCACTCACGGTTGGACAGACTCTTCTGTCGTCAAGTGCAAAGAATAAACAACAGCAACAAGTACAGAAGAAATCTGTCTTTGATGTCATTGCAAATTCACTCAACGCTGTTGCTAATTCACTTAATAATGTTGCGAAATCAATAACTGAACTTCTGGGTGTTGAGAGACAAACTGCCGAGAGACAAAGACAAGGTGCTGTCACCGCAAAAAGACAGGATGAAGAAAAAGATAGATTAAAGGGAGCAAAAGATCTTATTGGAGGATTGACCTCCCCAGTGATTAACACTGTCAAGAAACCAGCAATGGGAATTCTTGACAGAATTAAAACATTCCTTGGAAACGTTGCTGCTGGTTCAGTTGTTGGATGGTTGACTGACGAAGGAAATAAAGATAAGGTCTTGGGAGTCTTCAATTTCCTTGAAGAACATATGGGCAAGATTATGACAGGAATCATTGCTCTCCTGGGTATTGGAATTGGAATAAAACTTGCTGGATTGATCACAACTCTTATTTCTCTTACCACTACACTCTTGGGTCTTGTTGTTTCACTGGCAACAAATCCAGTTGTTCTTGCTGGATTGGGAATTATTGCAGGAACAAAAGCAATCGCAGATGTTGGTCAAAAGGTTGAACTTGCAGGTCAAGAACTCATCGGTGGAAAAGGAACAACAGCGGCAGGAAATCAGTTCTCATTCTCAGACATTCAGGATCTGAGAGAAGAAAGAAAAACTTTTATGACAATGAGTGGAATGTCATCTGAAGTTATTCAACAGCAGAGCAAACCATTTGATGATTTGATGGATGCGATGAAGGAACAGAAACGCATCAATGATGATCTTTATAATAAGAAACAAGCACAAGCAAGTGGTGATATCAGATTTGATAAAGTAATTCCCGAACTGGAGAAGAAGAAAGCAGAACAACAGAAGAAAGTGACTGAGTTGTTCCAAAAGTTGGGAATTACAGATCAAGATTTGAAACAACTTCAGATGCGTGAGGGAAGAGTAGAAAAAGATGATACTCATTTTGAGAAACCTGGAACTGGTCTTTCAGGAGCATTGTCAAACCTAGGTGCAAATTTACAAGAAGCCACATATGGCAGCGGCATGACCCAGGCACAAGTTGATGCCGAAATCTTGAAATCTACTCAACCAGGTGGAATGTTTGAGGGATATGATGTATCTCAACTGGAATTTGATCATGAACTTGGAATTCCTTCCGTGAAACCACCTTCATTTGACATTAAGTCCACTGCACAGAAAGATGCCACTTACAGCAAAATTACTGGTGACATCAAGAGAACCCAATTACAAACACAAAAGTTGCAGGAAATGAATCTTTCCGCTGTTGATTATTTTGGTGGTGGATCAACTGTTTCTCAGATGGAAGAACTGAAAGCTGCTATGGCAAATGGTGGAATGACTGCTGGTGCTTCGGCTGACCAACAGGAAGCACCCTCGTTCTCTGCGGTCGATCTGACGAACGATAACATCTTTATGACCTCTGGTGTTTACAACTCACCTTCATAAACCATGGCATTAGGAATTGCGAGCATTATTGGAGGAATTGCCAAGGGAATGGGTGGCGGTAAGAAACCACCAAAACCTCCTGAGCAACCACAGTCTGGACAGCAGATGGCACAGAAGATATTACCACCTGCTGATTACCGAAGACCAGATTACAAACCAGGTGAGGGTTATGCGACTGGTGGTGCTGTTTCCACAACTGCTATTGTTCCAGTCGCAAAACCCAAAGTTTCTAAGACTGGAAATCCTAACCTGGATAATGCACTGGAAAATGTTGCACAGAGTGCCGCAGGTCTTGAGGCAAGTCTGAAGTCTTTTGTTGGTTTCAAGAAACAAACAGCGGAAAAGAAAAGAAAAGCAGCGGTTATTGCCAAGCGCAATATGTTGGGTACTGCTGCAGGTGCAGTTGCTGGTGCTGCCCTCGGTTTTGTAAAGAAACCAGCACAGAATTTCTTGGAAATGTTCAAGAGGTTTGTGTTTAATGTCGCACTGGGATCTCTTGTTACTTTCCTTGTCGAGCAGTATGAGACAATCAAGAGAATTGTTGGTGAAGTTTTAGATGTAATCGAACCTGTGTGGAATGCTCTAAAAGATTGGGTTCTTGTTCCTGTTTGGAGTTTCCTCAAGTGGACTGCAAATCAAGGCGCAAAGATGGTGAAAGAAATTGCTGCTTTCCCACCAATTAAAGCAGGATTGGACACTCTCAAAGAAAAACTCAGAGAGTTTGAAGGAATGTTCCCAGAACTCGAAAGACAAGTAAAGTATTTGTCTAGTGGAAACATTGATGATGTTCCGCCAATGCAACAAGGTGGAACCAGAAGTCGCCCAGCACCTGGCGGAAGACTGGGACCTGGATCTGCTCCTGATGCCACTTATGATAGAAATTTGGCAAAACTTCTCAAGAATTATGAGGGACTTAGAACAAAAGCATATAAAGATTCAAAAGGAATTCCTACCATTGGAATGGGTGCAACTTATTATCCTAAGGGTTTTAGACTCCAAGGCGCTGTTAAGATGGGAGATGTGATTACTGAAGAAGAGGCACTCCAAATTAAAGAGGCACACATCAGAGAGCACAGAGGGAGACTTACAAGACAGATTGGAGAAGAAAATTACAACAAACTTCCCAATAATGTGAAGGCTGCTCTGGAATCTATCGTTTTCAACTATGGAAGTCTTGATAGTAAGACCAAAGCACTTGTGATGGAAGGTATCAAGACTGGTAATTACAATAAGTTGGCTGATGACATTGAGAATCGTCTTGGAAGGCACGACATGCAACCAGATGGTAAAGGACTCAACCAGCACAGAAGAACTGATGAAGCAAACATAATTAGAGGTGGAAAAAGTAAATTTGGAGTTCAGTTTAGAAGAACCACCATTGATGATGTTCCGCCAATGCAGCAGGGGCAAGCTGGTCAAGCATTTGCAACTGGACTGAAGACTGGAGCAAGTCGTTTCATTGGTGGAAGTTCCGAGTATCACATTGACACTAAACTGAAATCAGAACTTTCAATGCAGAAGAAAGTTGAATACTTTGACCAGATGTCAATGGCATATGCCAAACAAGGAAGAGTCATTGAGTTCTCCAATCAGGCAGTTGCTGGCAGAAGATACGATCACACAATGAGTTATCAAGAGAAGGCAGCACTTCTTCAAGCAGCTGCTGGTGCTCACGCTCCTCGTGCTGGTTATGCTTCTTATGATTATTACATTCCACAAGCAAGTGAAACTAGATTCGGCAAATCTGCAGAGGGAGCAGAGATCTTTGTCCCAACAGAAGCAGGTGGATCTGTTCAGTATGGTTCTGGTGGAAGATATGGTGCTTACGTTGTAATGTATGATGCTCAAGGTAAAGAGATTGGGCGAACAGGTCACGGTGACATCAGAGGAGCAAAGTCTGGAACAGTTCAGATTAGTCCGTCCACAGGTGACACCAGAGCACAAAGTGTTTCCACAACTCCTTCTTATCAGAGACCGAAACCAAAAGTTATCCCTGTTCCCATCGATAACACCCCACCAATGCAACAGAAACCTGCGGGAGCAACTTCTTCAGGTGGGTTAAATAATAATATGTGGTCTCGTGCTAGCAGACTCGGATCCCTTTATCAAATGTAATGGCAAATCAAAAACCACAATCGGGACCTGGTGATATAAAGTCATTTACGATTACTTCTAATGAAGGGAGTAAGCAAATTGACTTGACCAATGGTATTCAGGAATATTACTATTACGAGAGCGTTCTTTCCAATTTCATCACAGCGAAAGCGATTGTGTTGGAAACTGGTAATGATATTGACAAAGAATCAAAGGGTGTCCTAGACGACCTTCCCATTCGTGGTGGTGAGAAAACAAACATTCAAGTTTCTGATGCGTCTGAGGAAAAGAATAAAATTGAAATCCCTGGTGGTCTTTACGTCAAGAATGTAAGAAATGGTTCTCCAGGAACACAACAAGAACTTTATGTTCTTGAATTTGCATCAAAAGAATTCTTTCTGAATGAATCTGCCAGAGTTACAAAGAGATATGAAGGTAAGATCTCAGACAATGTTGAAGAAATTTTGAATGATGTTCTTAAGACAACTGCAAGTGTTGAAGTTGATGAAACATCATTTGAATACAACTTTTATGGTAACACTCGCAAACCATTTTATGTTGTAACCACCCTGGCATCCAAAGCAGTGCCAACAAAGGGTGCAGAAAAGACTGGTGGATTCTTATTCTTCCAGACTCGTGATGGAATGTTCTTCAAGTCCATTGATGATTTGTTTGGAAAAGACGCAACTAAGAAATTCATTTATAATAACACAGGTGATCTGCCACCAGAATATGATGGAAACATCGTTTCATATGAGATCGCAAGCGATATTGACATGGAACAGAACTTATCCTTTGGTGCTTATAACAACAGGTCTCTCTTCTTTGATTTTTACAAAATGGAATATAAGAAAGTTGATTTTGACATTCAAGAACAAGAGGGATCTGCAGAGAATGCAGGCAAAGATTACATCAACGTCAATAAAGAATTCATTTCACAACCCAGTCGTCTGTTTCATATGTTGAAGGATCACGGTGTGAATCCAAAAGGTAAAGGTGATGAGCAACTGGATAACTTCAAACAACAACCAGAGGACAATTACAAGATTGAAGAAACAATGGTTCAGACCATTATGAGATATAATCAGATGTTCACCGTTCAAACAAATGTGATTATTCCTGGTGACTTCAGCATTAAGGCAGGAGATATGATTGAGTGTACGTTCCCAGAGGTTGAGGCAAAAGAAAACAAAGAGAAAAACAAACAAACTGGTGGTAAATATATGGTCGCTCACGTCTGTCATCGCATTACAAGCAATGATTGTTTCACCAGTCTTGGGTTGGTCAGAGACTCGTTTGGTAAGAAGGGAGGATTCTGATGGATCAGACTAATTCAGCAACTTTTAATCCACGCTTCCTTGGCCGCGGCGGATACACCTGGTGGATCGGACAGATTGCTAAAGAGGAAACTTGGAAAGAAAACATTCCAGGTAAACCCGTTCAAAGTAATGATGAGATGCGCGGTTTCGGTGAAAGATACCGTGTTCGCATCATGGGATATCACACAGATGACTGCAATGAAGTCGCTGATGATGAACTGCCATGGGCTTACGTTCAGTATCCACCAACCGCTGGTGGTGGAGGAAGATCTTCGTTCGCAAGTGCCAACCTTGCACAAGGAAACTTTGTTCAAGGATATTTCTTTGATGGTCCTGAGGGTCAGGTTCCCATTATTGTCGGTGTCATTGGTTATAACCAGTATCAGGCAATTTCCAAATCAACAGGATCATCGGATTGTGAGGCATTCAAACCGAAGAGTGGTTACACTGAAGAAGAGAAGATCGCTTCTTACACAGTAAGGGCATATCCTGGTGGCGGTGAGGTTGCCATTCCAGATGATGGGATCACAGCAGCATATACCAATAACTATTACATTGAGGACATGCTTGGCAGTAATGTCCTTGTTGACATGGCAAGTTGGGACGCAAGATGGCAAGGTAAGAAGGCAGATCCCGTTGCCAAGACAAAAGATTGTGAACCGATGGACACTCGGAGGATCACAAAGGAACTTCAGAATGGCATCCAAAGACTTCAGGAACTCCAGAGATCTAAGTATGATTATCGTTATGCTCTGACCAATGGTGAGATGGGAATCGATGATATGATTCGATCCCTGACCAGAGAATTGTGCAAACTGATGGCCTCTCTGTTCAAAGACATTATTGAACAGATGGAGAAAAAGGTTCTCCGAGAGACAAACAACACTCTGAAAAAGAAATATGACTTACTTCATCCCAGTGAAAGACCACAACTGAAGAAGCAAGTTGAGAATGCCAATGATCAGATTGCTTGCATCTTTAAAAAGATTATTAGTCAACTTGAAAATCTTATCTGTCAGTTTCTGGAGGCAGCAGCAGAGAGAGTCATTAATGTAACTGAGTGCTTTGTCAACAATGCCATGGGTAATTTGTTGGGAGCATTGTTGGGTGGTCTTCAGGGTCAAATTAACTCTGCTTTGTCTGGAATCGGATCCTTGGTTGATGGTGTTGGAGTTGGTGAAGATCTTATCAGCACCATCCTTCAGGATCCTTTCTCATTCTTGAAGTGTGAAGAAGACAACGAGTGTGGCAGAGTAAACGAGTGGAGTATCTGGAATGGTGCCTCTAACGTTGCCAACAGTGCCAACCAACTCCAGGGGATCTTGGGTCAGGCAAATGATGTTATGAATTCCTTCACTGGTTTTGGTGATGCTCTCAATAACATCTTTGATAATCCTGGTTGCGACACAGGCGCAAGACCTTGTGGACCACCAGAGGCAAGATGGATTGGTTCTGGTTCTGGGGCATTAGGAAATCTGATCATTTCTGCGGGTGGAGCAATTATCGGTTATGATGCTATTGAGTTTGGGAGCGGTTATGACGCGAACAACACTTATGGTTACGCTTATGATGATTGTGGAAATGGCAATAATGGCGTATTCTATCCTCTTGTTGATGAAGACGGCGGCATTATTGACATCGTAGTCGAACAGGGCGGAACAGATTATCTTCCAGCACCTAACGGATGCACGGGCGGTGATGGAAGAGAGTGGAAGTGTGAGAACGACACCGAAATCACTCACCCAGGTGGTGGTGACATCAGTGGACCAATTATTGAAGTTCCCATTCCGCCTGGAAATGTCATCGAAGTTCAACCAGGTGACATTGTAAATACACCATGCTGCAGTGAAGTGATAACAGAACCCATTGAAAATGATCCCACCACTGGTGGCGAAACAATTAAAGGATGCAGCACTCACGTCGTTCAGAAACCAGGAAGATTTACGACACCACAAACAGGGTGTCCTGGAAGAACACAAGGAACTTATCCATCATCTTCCGATGGTTCTTATCCCGTTATTCTTTATCTCTGTGAGATTATTATTGCTGAGGCAGGAATTGCTTACCAACCAGGAGATGAAGTTGTTATTCAACCTGATCTTGGAACAGCAGCTGCTATTGAAGTTGATGAGCAAGGAAGAATTATTAAAGTTCAAGTCACAGAAGGTGGTGAAGGATTTAAAGAACTTCCCAAAGTCTTTGTCAGATCTGCAACTGGGTTCAATGCTGAACTTCTTCCTAAGTTCTGTGTCCAGAGAGTTGGAGAAGATGAAGTTGCCAACCCAGAACTTCAAGACAAGATTGTCACTGTTATCGATTGTGTAGGTAAAGTCTAATGTCAGAATCAGCAGAAAAGAATTACCACCAGGTTCGCTACGGAACAGCAGACGGTGAAATCAAATTTGGGCATCTTCATCAGGATAATGTTCAATCTTCTGTGATGCTTCGTGATGGTAAGCATTGGAATCATTACATTACTCTGGATCAAACTGGAAAGAAGCACAGAAAGTTTGGAACAATGTGTGTTTCACCTGGATCTTTCCAGGTTCAAGCAGGTGAGGGTTTCACTGAAAAAGAAGAAGGACAACCTGCCATCTTTATGGATGCCAAGAAAGGTGACATTCATCTTCGCTGCCCCAAAGGTACTCTCAAGATCGAAGCGAAGAACGTTGAAATCATCGCAAAGGGAGAGGATAATAAGAATGGATATGTTACAATCAACTCAAACGAAAAGATTACTCTTGATGCTCAAACCATTGACATCAAGTCAGAGGTTTCAACTAAGATCTTCTCGGAAAAGAATGTTGAAGTTATCGGCAGAGCAATTCTAAATCTTTATGGTGGTCTTGTCGATGCTGCTGATGGAGCAACAACTAACAAAGGATCTAAGGGTGGATCAACAAATGAGGAGCAGAACAAACAATGAAGGTACCTGATTTATACGTCGGTAAAAGATTATTCGTTGGTGAGGGAAAACCAGAAGCATTAGGACGTGGACCCAAAGAGGTTCGTGGTTCTGCTTACATTGAAGGACCCAGCATTACTGGTACTCCAGGTGCATTCCCAAATGTTTGGGCAACTGTAATGATCTCTGGAGTGAATAACAGTGACCTCAAAGAACAACCATTTATCCCTGGTGCTCTTTGCACTGGTATTAACAACCCATATGATCTTGCTGTGGCTGGTAATACTGCCCTCCTGGGGACAGTTGACACAAATCAGAATGTGAATGTTGGCGGCAACCTGATTGCACAGGGAGAAGTGATGTCACGGTGTGGTGGTCACATCCTCTCTGCCAAAAAGAACTTTGACATCCCACACCCCAGTAAGGAAGGTTATCGTCTGAGACACACCTGTCCAGAAGCACCTTACAATGACGTATATATACGTGGTAAAATAAAGAACACAAATGAGATTCCTCTTCCTGATTACTGGCAGGACTTTGTGGATCAATCTTCCATCACAGTAAATCTGACACCCATCGGTGCTCATCAGAACATCATTGTTAAGAGAGTGGAGCCAGAAAGAATTGTGCTACAATCTCAAGGTGGCATTCCCATTCATTGTTATTATCATGTCTTTGCTGAGAGAAAGGATGGTGAGAAACTGATTCCTGAATATGAAGGAACAACACCAGCAGATTATCCAGGAGACAATGATCAGTATTCCATCTCAGGTTATCACTACGACGTTAAGGAGAACTCATAATGGCAGGATTTGAAACACAATCATTTGGTAATAAAGACTGTACCAATTTTGTTGGAGGTTCCCCCAATACTGAATATGATTATATTTTGAAAGCGATGACGGGTGACACTGATTACCCAGAAGATGCTTGTCCTCTTTATTATCATTCTTACTTTCAAGTTGACCGCATTCTGTTAAATGAACAACTGACTGGTGCTGGACTAATTAATATTACGGGCACTATCAACACAACACAAACAGTTACTGCTTCGCAGTCAATGACTGCTCCTATCTTCAACGGGAGTGCAACGACAGCAAAGGCAATCGGTGGTGCTTTCGACGTTCCTCACTGGAAGGATGAGAAGAAACGTGTTCGTCACGTTATTGCTGAGGGTCCAGAAGCAGGTATCTACATTCGTGGAACCATGAAGGACACAAACATCATCAATCTTCCCGAGTATTGGGAGGGTCTTGTTGATCCAGAAACAATCACTGTCACTTTGACGCAGATTGGAACCTCTCAGGATTTGATTGTTGATGGAATTGAATGGGGTAAGAGGATCAAAGTCAAGTCTGGAAATGCTTCCACCATTCATTGTTATTATGAAGTTTGGGCAGCACGTTGGATCAATCCTTGTGACCACGATGAAAAACTTCATGTGGTTTATGAGGGCGACAGTCCCGATGATTATCCAGGAAACAATGAGTTCTTCCTGATTGGTGGATGGGACTACGATCGCAGAGAAACTAAGTGGAGGAAGAATGAGACCTGAAACAAGAAAGTCAATGGAAATGTTGTTTAAGGCAAAGTGGAATGTTCCCACTGCTGCCAAGAACTGCAACTTGACAGAAAAGGAAATGAAGATTACATTTAATGAGTACTGTGTGTTTCATCCTAAGACTTACAATCCCACGAAGGAAGATCAACTCTGGTTGTTTTAACTTATGAAAATCAATCTCTGGTACTGTCAACACATGGGTCAATGGAGATGGACTCTCTGTCAGGATGAGAGACCCATCATTAAGATGGAATCTGGTCAAAGACCAGACCTTCGTGATGCGATGAATGATGTGGCAAACACAGTTGAATATATGCTCGAAAAAGGGTTATAACTATAGGGTGTGAAGGAAGTCGCTAAGGGGCACTCAGGAAACTGGGTGCCCTTTGCTATGCGATAAATAACTCATAATAGACTCACCGTGCGAAGAAGATGCCATTAAGTCGTCTGGATAATTTTCTAAAGAACGTCCGTGGAAATGTTCTTTATGTTGACCCAAACGGATTGGACGCAACTGACAGTGTTGAGAACACTGGTAACTCCCAATCTCGTCCGTTCCTCTCAATTCAGAGGGCACTACTTGAGGCAGCAAGATTTTCATATCAAGTTGGTCTTGACAATGATCGTTTTGCTCAAACCACAATTGTTCTTCAACCAGCAGATTATGTTGTAGACAACAGACCTGGTTGGATTCCTGATGGATCAATCTTCCGCCAGAGAGATGGTTCGAGCACTTCTTCTTTCCCTGAACTGACCACGGCATCTAACTTCGATCTTCAGGATAATACGAACGTTCTCGTCAGAGCGAACAGCATTTACGGTGGTGTTATTGTTCCTCGTGGTGTCTCCATCGTTGGAATGGACCCCAGAAAGACAAGAATTAGACCAAAGTATGTTCCAGATCCAGCGAACTCAGCAATCACCACAAGTGCTGTCTTCCGTCTGACTGGTGGTTCTTACATTGAAGGTGTTTCGATTCTGGATGGTGACCCCTACGGCACGGTCTATAAGGATTACACAACCAACACTTACGTCCCAAACTTCTCTCACCACAAACTCTCGGCATTTGAATATGCTGATGGTGTAAACTCAACGGACATTGACGACTCATTCCTCACTTTCTACACCTCCAGAACTGATCTGGACATTTATTATGAGAAGGTCGGTCTTCTTTATGGTTCGAAGTCTGGTCGCGGCATCTCACCAAATTATCCAAACGCTGGTGTTGACATTGAACCAAAAGTTGATGAGTATCGCATCGTTGCTCCTATCTCTGGAAGAGCAGGAATCAGTACTATCACTGCTTCAGGAACAGCGGTAACCATCACTCTGACTGATGAGATTGATGGAATCAACGTTGACACACCAATCGTTGTTAGTGGTGTAAGTGAGAGTGTTTACAATGGAACATTCATTGTTGACTCTGTTGTCACTGTCAACGCTAATGGCACTAAGGTCTTCACTTATGCCACACCAACAGCACCAGTTGACACCTCACCCACTGTTGCTGGTACCGCAGTTGAACTGGCAATTAACAGCACAGTCTCATCTTCACCTTATGTTGCCAAGACAACTGTAAAGTCGTCTTATGGTATGTGTGGTCTGTTTGCGGATGGCGCGAAGGTCAAAGGATTCCAATCCGTTCTCCTCAATGAGTTTACTGGAATCTCACTTCAGAATGACAACAACGCTTTCCTGAGATACAACTCAACCACTGGAACCTTTGATGATTCGTCAACCGTTTCGAATCTGAACAGTGATCCAGATGCAGTTTACAAACCTGCTTATTACAACTACTTCGTTAAGGTTGCTAATAAGTCTTATGCACAAGTTGATTCTTGTTTCGGAATTGGTTACTCACAGCAGTATGTAACTGAGAGTGGTGGTAGTGTTAGTGTTAATGGGTCCAACTCAAACTTCGGTCAACAGTCTCTGTATTCCACAGGTTTCAGAGATGAGGCATATGCAAGAGATGACGTTGGTTACATCTCTCACATCGTTCCACCTGAGTTCAACGTTGCATCAAACATCAATCTGGAATATGATGCCATTGATGTTGGCACAACTGTTGGTGTTGGTTCAACCTCAAGACTTTATCTCCACCAGAAGACAACTCAAACTGCTGCTCCAAGAACAATCGTTCAGGGTTACAGACTTGGAGCAAAGACAGGTGATCGTCTGAACACGACAATCAACGACACCAATTATTATGCTCGAATCGTTATGCCGAACACGCATAAGGATTCAAACCAAGTGACATCGGTCAAGGTTTCTAACATCGGTGTTAACGTCTCAACTGGTAACAGCATCTCCTCCAACACCATTACGTTCAAAGAGGATCACCAGTTCATTAATGGTGAGTCAATCAGAGTTCTCTCCGATAATGCTCGTCTTCCTGATGGACTTGAAAGTAATAAGGTTTATTATGCAATCACCTCTGGTCTGAACGCTAACCAGGCACAGGTTGCGATCTCTTACAATGATGCTCTCAACGGTAATGAGTTGGTTATCAACAACTTGGGTGGTAACCTGAGAGTTGAGTCTCGTGTTAGTGACAAGAGAGCTGGTGACATCGGTCACCCAATTCAGTGGGACTCCTCACAGTCACAGTGGTATGTCAACGTTGCAACAGCAGCAACCGACAACTCACTTTATCCAACCATTAGTGCTCTCGGAACTGCTTCTCTCGGAGATGCAACACCAAGAACTTACATCACCAGAAAACCAGACACCAGACAACTTGCTGATAAGATTTATCGTGCTCGTTATGTTGTTCCTTCTGGAAGTGGAATTACTTCAGCAAGAGAACCTCAAAAGGATTACATTCTTCAACAGTCGAATGATGTAACAGGTGCAAACAACACTGAGGTTGCGCTTCAGTTCAACCCAAGCAGTGTCACGATGAACAACGTGACGGACCTCAGAAACTTTAGTTTCATCCGTAACGCTGATTGGTCAGCTAACGTTGCTAATTACACCACAGAACTTCCTCACCGTCTGTCAGTTGGTTCAAAGGTCAAGATTGCCAATGTCACCAGTGCTAACAACACCACTGCAATTGGTAACTCTGGTTTCAACGGAACTTTCACGGTTACTGGAATTAACAGCGCAAACCAGTTCACCGTAACTAATGATTATGATGATCCTGGTGCGTTCTCGAATAACACTTCGGAAAGAACCACTTCTCTGCCAACTTATCAGAGAGTTGAAGCATCAAACAACTTCTATGTTTATGATGTTCAGAACATCATTCCTTATGTAACTGGAATTCAAGATGGTGTTTATTATCTGACCATCGTTGATTCGACCAACACTCCAGCGATTGCTCCTTTCAACGACGCTGCTTCATTCTCCTTCTCTGCTCCTGTTGAGGAACTTTATCCTCAATATGACCAGGACAATCCATCTTCCGATCCATCAGCATCAACCACTTATGCTGACTCTAATCTTCTTGGTCGTGTTGTTGTCGATGAGCACAGAAACAGCATCACGAAACAAGCATTCAATAAGGCTTATGTTGACTTCGGAATTGGTGTTGGGATCACTGACATTGTTTCCACAGCAGCTGGAACAGCACACACCATTTACACCTCTCATGATCATGGTCTGAATGCGATTACATCACTGACAATCACTGACGCTGGTTCTGCTTATGGTAACGGAACTGGATCTGCTGAGAACCTTTATAACGCAACTCTGACAAACTCAGCAACTGGTAAGAACGCAACGGCAAGAATCACAGTCAATGCTTCTGGTGAGATTACTGCTCTGAAGATTATGAGTGGTGGTACGAATTATGTTGTTGGTGATGTCCTGAATGTTACGGGAACAGCAACCACAACTGGATTCTCCACAGCGACTGTAACGGTTGCTGCGATCACCGATAACGTTGGTGACACAATCAGTGTTGCTGGTGTAACATCTGAAGGTTACGCTGGTTATAACCAACTTTACAGAATCACTGGAATCTCAACAGCAGAAGCAGTTGAAGTTTCTTCTGTAAGTCCTGTTTACACTAACTCAATCACTGGAGTTGGTGCTAACGTCACAGCAAATGCTTACGCACTTCTGACTGGTCCTAAACTGGACATCTCCGACTTTGTTGTCAACACCTCAGTTGGATTGGCAACAGTTACCACTGTTCAACCACACGGCTTGAGAGTCGATAACGCAATCACTCTGGGTGGTGCTTCGAGTGATCTTTACAACGGAACATTCGTTGTTACTCAGAACGTTGGACTTTCAACCTTCGTTGTCAACATCGGTGTCTCGACACTGAGTCCTGCAGTTTCTGGAACACAGAGAGCTTATTATCCTGGACTCACAGCACAGGATGGAACAATTAATTTCGTTAATGAGAACTTTGGTGGAAGATTCCATAATGTTTATGCTGGAATCTCAACTGTTATCTCTGCTTCTGTTGCTGACTCTTCAGTAACTGAACTTACGATTCAGAACCTCACCAACTTTGACTTCAACATCGGTGATTATCTGAGAATCGATGATGAAATTATGAGAATCAAGACGACTGTTTCGACCAACCCAGTCGCAGTCTTCAGAGGTCTCTTCGGAACGGTTGCAACATCTCACGATAGTGGATCTGTTGTTAAGAGAATTAGAGTTCAACCAGTTGAACTGAGATCTCCATCAGTAGTTACTGCTAACGCACACTCTTTTGAGTATCCTGGTTATGGTGCTGGTAATTACGCAACAGCACTCCCACGTCTCCAACAGACACAACTGTCCTCCACTGCTGAAAGACTTGCTCAGTCAATCGAATCTGGTGGTGGTTCTAACTCTTATGCTGGTTACAACGCTAACGGTGATTACTTCATCGGTAACAGAAAGATTGACAGATCGACAGGTAAGTCTTCTGCAATTGACACACCAGTTCCAACTAACACTGGACAAGATTACTCATCACTGACGAGTCAGGTTGACCTCGATCTCGTCAATACTGATGAAATTATCACTAAGACCAGCATCAAGGTCAGTGGTGGTCTTTATAACGACAACGTTTCTGAGTTCGATGGACCAGTTGTCTTTACAAGAAAACTGACCTCAACTTCTGCTGACGGTATCGAAGCAACCTCGGTTTATCTGCAAGGAAGTGCAACAATCTCCAGAAACTACACTGTTGGAATTGCAACTCCAACTGTTGCTGGTAACGCAGGAGACGTTGTTTTCAACGGTAACCCAGTAAGTGGCGGAATTGTTGGATGGGTTTACACCACTGATAATTCTTGGTTCCCATTCGGTAATGTTGGAATTGACACAGGAACAACCAATGCTGTCTTCAATAAGGTCGGTGTTGCAACTGATGACCCAGGTGATGCATCCTTCAAGGTTGGTGCTGGTTCAACTCAGTTCACCGTTGACGCTGATGGAGTTGGAATCGGAACCACAGCAAACGGTCAGAAACTGAGAGTTGATGGTGTTGTCGTTGCGACAGCATTCACTGGTGATGGTTCGGGTCTGACTAACCTCCAGAACGACAGTCTCTGGGCAGGAATCAGCACCATTTATCCAATCAACAATAAGATTGTTGGAATTGGAACCACGTTCCCAAGCACAGAGTTCAAACTCTCAGTCGGAACTCCAGGAACAGGTGGAACTGACCTTTACGTTGCTAACGACGCTTATCTCCAAGGAATCATCACCATCAACAGTGGTGCTGTTCTCTCGGGTGTGACGACGGCAACAGGATTCAGGTTGGATTCGTCTTCGGGTTCAATTAACGCTGGTGTCGTTACAGCAACAACACTGGATGTCAACAACAGTGGTGACAAGATTACGGTCACCTCCGATGGTGTTGGAATTGGAACCACACTCGCACGAAGTGCAGCATTGGATGTTGAAGGAGCACTGAGACTCAAGACTTATTATGAGATTCCAAAAGCAGTTACCGCAAGCGGTGGTGCCGTTACTATTGACTTGTCTGTCGCTCAGACATTTACTCTGACCACAGATTCAGATGTCTCTTACTTCGTTCTTCAGAATGTTCCTTCGTCCTCGGCAACCACATTCACTCTTCAAATCATTCAGGATTCCTCAACAGCTTACTCAATTGACGTTGATGACTTCAGAACAACGGGTGGTTCGACAATCGGACTCCGTTGGCCTGGAGGAGTTGCTCCAACAGTCACCTCAAGTGCAGGAGCAGTTGATGTTTACTCGTTCATGACATTTGACGGAGGAACCACTCTGTACGGTGTTATCGGAGGTCAGAACTTCTCATGAGTCCTTTAGCGTTTCATAACTTCAGGACCTTTCAAACTTCTCTGGATTTGAATGGTCCTATCCTTTCTTTCTCAGAAGACCCATCAGCATCCAATGCAACTCTTGCTGGAGTTGCAACCTTCATTGGAATTGCAACAGCGTCCTTTACGAACAATGAAAACGCAACAAACAGTGGGACAATCTCCTATCAGTGGTATGAAGGTTCCACTGCTCTAGAGGATGGAGCAAACATCTCTGGTTCAGGAACAACAACACTCACACTGAGTAATCTGTCCAGTCCAGATGATAATGGAAGAAGTTTTTATCTTCAGGCAACTTACAATGCTTCTGCTTATGGTGAGGCAGGAGCAGCAAAGTCAACTGGTAATGCAGTCAACTCACCTCTGAGTTCAGATTCAGCAGCAGTTACTGTCTTCCCAACCATTTCCTTTACAACACAACCAGTGGACACCACTGCTGCTGTGGAAGAACTTGCAGAGATTCGAGCAATTCCTGCTTTGTCTGACAGCACATTTGGACCCATCACTCAGAACTGGACAAGAAATGGTGAAACTCTTTCTGACCAGAGTGACCCTGTTATCAGTGGAACTGGTTCGACAACTTTGACTTTCGAGATTACAGAAGTTGGTGTTTCCACAGTTCAGTCTATTGCTTATGTGGACACTGATGCTGGAAGAGTTCAAGCGAACTCAACTGTTGTGGATCTCACAGGTGTTGCTCCTCGTAACAGAATCAAACTGGAAGGATTCTCACCAGACAATCGTTATGCTGAAGGAATTCTTGACCTGGATGCTGGAGCACAAACAATCAACAGTGACACCTTGGGTGCTGATTATAGTCTGATTACCTTCTACGCTTTGGAGAAGGACATCAATGTCAAGATGACACTGGCAGCAACAGCAGGTGGAAGTTATGTTGTTTACTCAGCAACTGATGATAACCTTGCCCTTTACACAGCATTTGATGGTGGACAGGGTGGAACTTCGGTCATCACCACGACGCTCGAAGAGGACACGGAATACACACTGATTGGTGTTGCTAACGATTCAGCAATCTTCCTTTATCGTGGTTCTAACCTCATTCTGGTTGTTGGATCTGGTGGTGATGCTGGAACTGAAGGTGCTGGTGGAGACGGTGGCGGAGTTAACGTTGATGGTGAGACAGGTGATGGACGAAGAGCAGGTGCAGGTGGTGAAGCACCCACGATTGGAACATTGGGTCTGAATGGAGTCTTTGGTTCTAACCTTCACGCCTCTGACATTACTCTTCAGATTGGTGACACCAGAGCATCGATTCCTGATGCAGGAAGAACAATCTCCTGTTCGAAGGGAAGTTATTGGACTGACCTTGGAATCTCTGCTTGTTCTAACAACAGTTCTTCTAAGATTCAGTTTGTTGCTGTTGATGGAACCACCATTAGTGAAAGTGATGAGGTCATCCGTGGATTCAAACCAGGTTACACAATCTCCAACACAAGAGGTGAGGGTGTGAACCTTGGTGGTGACGGAGGAAACGGAGCCGTTGGTGGTCAAGGTGGAACATCTGGTTCAGGTGGTGGAGGAGGAAGTGGTTACAGTGATGGTTCGGTAACCATCGTTGAAACAAACCTGGGTGGTAACACAACACTCAATTCCTCGGTCACAATTCAACTCGATACTTAACTAAATAACTATAACTAAAACTAACAGGGTGGAGAGTGAAACCCGATGGCAGTCAATAAGAATTTTGTCGTCAAGAACGGACTTGAGGTTGCTGATGACCTCATTGTCGCTCAGAGTAACAAAGTTGGTATTGCGTCCACAGAACCTTCAGCGACCTTAGGTGTCAGTGGAGGAATTGCGGCAGTTGACGGTCTGTTCGTTGGTATCGTTACCACACAGAGTCGATTTGAAGTTGGAGTCGGTGGCACAGTTATCGCAGCAGACAGCGATAACGGACGAATAGGAATTAACAGTGCGACACCGACGCACCAACTGGAGATCGTTGGTTCTGGAGGAACATCACTCTTCATTCACAACGGAAGCATTAACGCAACCGCTGCTAAACTGAGTGCTAACGTTGCCATTAACACCACTGGAATCAATGTAACTGGCGTTGTCACTGCCACCTCGTTTAGTGGTGCTGGTTCAGGACTTTCAGGAGTTAGCACAAACTTTGTTTCAGCAGTTGGAATTCAATCTGGTGGAACCACGATTGGTGTTGGAATTACTCAACTCAACTTTATCGGAGTTGGTAACACCTTCAAGACAAATGGAACCACAGTTGACATCAGCATCGAAGGTGGTGGTGGAGCAGGTGTTGGTACGGTCATTGATTATCCCAGTGGACTGACCTCACCATTCGCTTACATTGACCCCAACGTTACCGTCACAGAGAGTATGACTCTGGACGACACGAACGCTGGTATCGACTCCTCGTTCATTGTTGTCAAAGAGCCAACACTTCTCTTCGACCCAGGTGTTACAGTTACCGTTGGTGCTGGTAAGACTCTGGTTACTGACCTCTTCAGACTTCTTGATCCACCAAGTGTTGACCTGACTCCAGAGTTCAGCACCATTACTGTCAGTGGTGTTTCAACATTCGTTGGTCTCTCAACATTCAACGACGGACTCATCGTTGTCTCTGGTGTTTCAACATTCACAGACAATATTGATGCCAACAGCAGCATCGACGTTGCTGGTGATATTAATGTCGCTGGTGTTGTCACTGCCACAACCTTCGTTGGCAATTTAACTGGAACAGCATCAACAGCGACAAGGGTTGTTGTTACTGCTGACGGTACCAACACTTCTCAATATGTTTCATTCTTCTCAGGAACTTCAGGAAATCTGAGTAATCTGGTTGATGCTGGACTGACTTACAATCCATTCACTAACATTCTGACAGTAAGTGGAAGTGTTTCCGCTAACGTAACTGGTAATGTAACTGGTAATCTAACTGGTAATGTAACGGGAACAGCGAGTTCAGCAACTAATTCTGCCAACATTCAAGTTGATGTTGATAACACAACGGCTGCCAATCATTATGTTGTGTTCTCTGGAAGTTCGAGTGGTTATAACAGACTTAACAGTGATTCCACTTTACTTTATAACCCAAGCACCAACACACTCACATCAACCACATTTAGTGGCAGTCTCTCTGGTAATGCCACAACCGCAACAACCGCAACAACCGCAACAACAGCGACCAACGCAACTAACATCACTCTTGCTGATGAGTCATCGGATACCACTTGTTTCCCTGTGTTTGCAACAGGAGCAACGGGTAATCTACCACCTAAGACCGACTCCAGTGCACTGACTTATAATGCTTCAACTGGAACACTGGCAGCAACTAACGTCAACTCCACATCTGATGTCAACCTGAAGACAGACATTAGAAGCATTGATGATGCGGTCACCATTATCAACCAGATAAGAGGTGTGAAGTTTAGGTGGCGAGAGTTAGACATCCCCTCTGTCGGTGTTATCGCACAAGAGGTTGAAGAAATCCTTCCAGAACTGATTTCTACCAGGTCTGATGATGGAACTAAGTCTGTCAATTACAATGGTTTGGTCGGTGTTCTGATCGAAGCGGTGAAAGAACTCTCCACGAGAGTTGAGCATTTAGAATCACAACTCAACAATAAATAACGGGGAGGAGAAAGAACGATGTCAGTAATTAGAGTCAATCAGATCACCAACAGAACCAACAGTGGTGGTCCTATTATCTCTGGTCTTACAACTGTTGGTGTTGTAACGAGTGGTGTTTCGATTGGAGTCACCAACCTCTACGTTGAACAGGTAAACTTCGGTCAGACAGGAATTCTGACTGGAGCAGTTTCGGTTGGAACCACTGACCTTTATGTCTCTGGAACCATTTTTGGCAACGTCACAGGAAACGTTACTGGTGATGTTACAGGTAACGCAGATACTGCTACGTCTGCAAACAACGTTGTTTTGGGAAGTGAAACAACAGACACACAGTGTTTTGTTGGATTTACTGTTGACCAAACAGGCACCACTGACATTAGAACGAACGCTAACTTAACCTTTGATTCAGCAGCGGGAACACTGGTTGCTACAGCGTTCAGTGGAACTCAACTCAATGCCTCTCAAGTCAATGCCTCTGGTGTTTCGACATTTACTGGTAATGTTGATCTCAATGGTGGAATTGACATCAATGGTAACACCACGGGATTGAATGTTACTGGCGTTGCGACTTTCACTGATAATGTAAATCTTGGTGATAATGATGTATTAAACATCGGTGCTGGCAACGACCTTAGATTGTCGCACAATAGTGCTAATTCGCTCATTCAAAACTTTACTGGTGGACTATATGTCACCCAGCATACAGACGACAGCGATATTCATCTTCAAACTGATGATGGTTCTGGTGGCGTAACAACGTATATTCAATGCGTTGGATCAACAGGATCGGTAAACCTTGCTCACTATGGTTCCACTAAATTAGCCACCACTTCTGGTGGTGTAAACATCACTGGAGTTGCAACTGCTACATCATTTGTTGGTGACCTAACTGGTGATGTAACTGGTAATGCTGATACTGCTACCAGTGCCACATCAGCAACAACTGCCACTAATGCAACCAACATTACTCTGGCAGATGAGTCATCGGATACCACTTGTTTCCCTGTGTTTGCAACATCAGCAACAGGTAACCAAGCACCCAAGACTGACTCTGACAGACTAACTTACAATGCATCTTCAGGTCTTCTGGTTGCATCAACTCATCAAGCAACAAGCATCATTGCTGATTCCACACTGAGAGTTGGTTCAGCATCAACCACCAGCATGGATCTTTATGTTGTTGGTAACTCTGCTTCTGGTGTTCACAACTTGGGATCTAAGAGTTCCAGTTTTGCAATCGACATGAGCACTGGAAACAATTATAATTTCACCATCGCTGGAAACATCACTCTAAATAATCCAACGAACACTCAACCTGGTCAGTCTGGTGTCATCATGATTACTCAGGATGGAACGGGCTCTCGTACACTCGCCTATCAGAGCCACTGGAATTTTGTTGATGGAACACCACCAATCATTACAGCAGGTGCTGGAACCACCAGTGTCCTTGCTTATCATGTTCAGGATACAGATATGATTATTACAACTTCAGTTCTTGCACTTGGTTAAGGAGAAAATATAAATGGGATTACCTAATGAAGTCAATTCAGCACTTATTGGTGCAGCAAACCAAGGTGGTTATACCATTGATTATGCTTTGAGGTTTATTGCAAGTAAACCATCTCGCCTTACTTATGACAATAGTAGTGGAACAAACAACTCCAGCAGTGCCTGGACTCTTTCATTCTGGATGAAACGTGGTGCTGATGCTCAGTATTCCACTTGGGGAAATGACCTTCATATGATGATGTGGACTCCAAGTGGGTCTTGTGCAAACACAGAATACTTTTTGATCGCAGATCCTCAACACGGAACTACTGCAATCCGAAACAGTTTTAGTTTTAACGGCGGATCTTATTCTGGTAATATAAAGGACAAGCAACGTGATGTGGCAAAATGGTATCATGTAGTTTGGCGTGGAAACACTGGATCATCCTCTAACATCATTTATATCAACAATGAAGTGGTAACTGACTATAATCAAGGTCCAAGTGGTCAAACACCTAGTTATGTCAATGGGCAAAGTCGCTGGTCAATTGGTGACTCTTACACAGGTTGTAGTTCAAGTCCCTTTGATGGATATATCACCGAGGTTCACTTTGTTGATGGATCAACTCTTAGCCCTACAGAATTTGGGGAAACTGATAGTATAACTGGACAGTGGATCCCAAAAAAATATACTGGATCATATGGCACAAATGGGTACTATTTGAAAATGGATCCCACTGCAGCCAATGGTGTTGGGCATGACCACAGTGGAAATGGACATCATTGGAGTGCAACTAACATTACCACTTCTGGAGTAGACACTGGAGTTGTCACTGACACGCCGACCAGCAGTTTTCCCACCTTTAGTCCATATACAATCTGGTATGCTGGTTATGGCGAGACCTACCAGATGCAAGATGGAAACTTGGGTCTAAAACCAAGACAATCATATAGTGGTAACTGGACTGCAACTCACGGGACGTGGGCAATTCATAGAGGTGGCAAGTGGTATTGGGAACTTAGGAATAGTGGAGGAACTAATTCAAAAATTGGTGTTTATAACATCAAAGATGCCACCACTTCGAGTTGGAATCAAGAAACAAGTTCTCGCGTTTACATGTACAAGTCGGATGACGGGCAAAAAGTAAACACATCTGGCTCAGCATATGGAGCGAGCTGGAACTCGGCAGGAGATATAATTGGTGTTGCTTTTGATGCTGATAATGGGACAATAACTTTTTATAAGAACGGGACATCCCAGGGACAAGCCTTTAGTGGAATGGACACCACTGCAATTTGGACACCTTATTTCTTGTGTGAGGATAATGGCAGTGCAAGACTTGATGTGAACTTTGGTCAGAGAGATTTCTCATACACTGTTCCTTCTGGTTATAAAACTTTTAGTTCTGATAATTTTAGTACTCCCGCTATTGCTGATGGTACTAATCACCAAAAGACTGCACTTTGGACTGGAAATTCCACAGGTGGAGCAGCAAACCAGGATATTGGTGGATTGAATTTTCAACCAGATCTGGTGATTCTTAAGAGTAGATTTAGTGGAAGTGCTAACTGGCATTGGTATGATAATATTCGTGGAGCAGGAAAAGCTCTGTTCTCCAATAATGAAGACACAGAACACACAAACTACTCTCGTGGTTATTTGGATGAGTTCAGATCAGATGGTTTTGGTGTAACAACAGGAAGCACAGATGGTCGTGATGCTAACGGTCTTTCGAGTGGTTCTCCACCAGACCAATATTTTGGACATTGTTGGTTGGGAGGAAATGGTACAGTTAGTAACACCGATGGAACTCTGGCATCAACTGTCTCAGCCAATACGACAGCTGGCATAAGCATCGTAACATATACTGCAGACAACACTGCTGGTAGGACCGTGGGACACGGTTTGAACTCTGCTCCACAGTTGATTTTTATTCGTAATAGGAACAGGGGAGGTACAAACATGAGAATTTATCATGAACAACTTGGCAACACCAAATGTCTCCTATTGCCAAGCACTGGTACAGAAACAGGCACAAGTTTGTTCAATAACACTTCACCAAATTCAACAACCTTTACAATCGGAAATGGTGCAGGAACAGGTCAAGCATACAATTATGTGGCTTGGTGTTTCCATGAGGTAGAGGGATTTTCTCGCATAGGCCTCTACACAGGTAACGGTTCAAATGATAGAGGAACGTATGTTCATTGTGGGTTTAAACCTCAGTGGATTATGACTCAGGCATACACAACTGGTCAAGAAATGTTCTTCACAGATGGGGCAAGAAATAGTTATAATGTCTCAACAAAGTTACAACGTCCAAATCTGACAAACGCTGAAATTGATGATCCAGGGACTGGTGGAAGCTCTTTTGACATTTACTCAAATGGTTTTATGTGGTACACATCCACGCAAGGTCTAAATGGTGGTGATTATCCTTATGTGTTTGCTGCTTTTGCTGAGAAACCATTTGAATATGCAAATGCCAACTGATAAATAACTAAAAACATACCTCCCATGTTTGTATTAGACGGAAAACAATTAGTGGTTGGAAGACCATTTACTGGAACTGATGGAACTCAGTATCCTGCTAATTGGTTGAATCTTACAACTTTGGCAGAGAAAGAAGCAATTGGGATTACTGAGGTTGCTGATCCTGTATCATACAACACTGTGTTTTGGGATGGTTATGATGATGATAATAATCTCAAACCAAAACTTCTTGATGATGTTGGAGTTGGAGCAGCAAAAACCACAGGACTGAAAACTCTGTTCAATAATCAACAGACGGATAATTCCTGGACGATTCTTAATGGTACTGATTGGTACATCACCAGAAATGCAGAAACTGGTGCAGTAATTCCTGTTGGTATTACATCATTCAGAGCAGAAGTAAGATCTGTTTGTGCAGAAAGACAAGCAATGATTTCTGCTACTGTAGATGTTGGTCAACTTCAGAGTCTTGTCACAGGTGCTGGCACTTCTTCGATTGTTGGTTACACAACCACACTGCTTCCCAATTGGCCTAATCTTTCAGATTACACCTGATAAACCACTAAAGGATAGGTAAGATGACCAGAGCAAGAGTACTCGCAGGTTTCGTTACAACAATCAATGCCACCAACGACATGAACGTTGGTATTGTTACAGCAACCTCTGGTACTATCAGTGGGAACCTGAATGTTGCTGGTGTTCTGACTTATGAAGATGTAACTAACATTGACTCCATTGGTATTGTTACTGCAAGAAATAACCTTGATGTTCAGGGCAGCTCTACTTTTACAGGTGCTGCTCAGTTCAATGGTGGTATCAAGGATGCTGGTGGAAGTTTAGGTGTCAGTGGTTATGTTCTAAAGACTGATGGAGCAGATATTGATTGGGTAGATCCTACCACTGTCAATGGACTTCAGGGTGTTCAAGGTATTCAGGGTATCCAAGGCACTCAAGGAACTCAAGGAATTACTGGCACTCAAGGAACAACTGGAACCCAAGGAACCACTGGCACTCAAGGAACTCAGGGCATTCAGGGTATTCAAGGAACTCAAGGTATTCAAGGTACAACTGGTACTCAAGGAACAACAGGTACAACAGGTGGAACTGGAACCCAAGGAACCACAGGTACTCAGGGCATTCAAGGTATCCTTGGAACACAAGGAACCACTGGTGCAACTGGTTCTGCATCACTGACAAACAATGCAGACAACAGAGTCATCACTGGTGGTTCTGGAACCAACTTGAATGGAGAATCAAACCTCACATTCAATGGATCACACCTTGCACTGACAGGTAAGGCATCTGCCAACATCAGTTCTTTAGGCAACAAGAGTGCAAGTTTTGCAATTGACCTTGGGACAGCAAATAACTTCTCAATGACACTGACTGGAAGTTTGACACTGAACAATCCTTCCAACATCACAGCAGGTCAGTCTGGTGTAATTTTCATCACTCAAGATGGAACGGGTGGAAGAACCGTCGCGTTCGGCTCGTACTGGTCGTTTGTTGATGGGACTGCGCCAACCATCACAGCAACCGCAAGTGCCAAGTCTGCACTTTACTACGTTTGTAGAACAACCACGGACATCTTTGTTACTTCCACTCTCAACGTAAGTTAGACATAAATAACTAAAAGTAAACGCCGAGTGGAAGCACGAAGATGGCAATTCAGATTTCGGGAACAACCGTTATTGATAATAGTAGGAACATTACCAACACGGTAAATGTTTCTGCCTCATCTTCGGTTACCGCTAACGAGTTTTATGGTGATGGTTCAAACCTGACGGGTGTCTCTGGAGGAGGCGGGTCAGGTGACTTTAACACAGGAATTACAACAACGGTTGCTGTAACACCGATCGGAATTGGAACCACGGTTCTGACACTTCCAGCAACAGCAGGAGAGCAATATCTCGTTTCATCAATCTTTGTGACCAACGTTGCATCAGCAACCACTGAAATTAATGTCATTGGAGCATTTGACTTTGACACTGGTTATGGTGGAGGACAGGTCAGTTACTTCGCTTATAATATTCCAGTGCCACCAGGAACTGGAATCGAATTGTTGGAACAACCACAAGTTCTTGGACCAAGTGATAAAATTCTGTTGAGAAGCACAGATTACGACAGAAATGGTGTTGATGATGGTCTGAAAGGTTTTATCACTTATGATGCAGAGACAAGCACAGATTACTTTGGTGTTGGAGTAAGCACAGTTGGACTTGGAACAACATCCGCAGTTGGTGTTTTCACTTCCACAACTTATCCAAGTGTCATTCAGTCAATTCGTTGTGTCAACAGAACTGATGATGGATCTTATCCAGTCACAGTAAGTCTTACCAATGGAATTGTAACCACGAATCTGGTTGAAGACTTGATCATTCCGAAATACGGAAGTGTTGAGATTATGGATAAACAAAAGAGAATGGGAGTCAACGACATCATCAAAGTGGAGGTCGGGCAGCCAGAAACGATTGCCGTTCAGTGCTCTGGCAAACAAATTACTTCGTAGGTGTGACTGATGGCAGATACAAGAGGCGTTTTCGGGTTATCACGAGCCTATCAAAGAATTGCAAGAGGATCTTGGGTTGATCCTCGAACAGCATTTGCAGCTAACTTTGCTACAACTCCAAATGCTGGTTATTTTGCTGGTGGAACAACTCCATCAGAAATAAGTAGTATTGATAAGTGTAATTTTACTGATGATACAACAGCATTACTTCCCTCTGCAGATTTGACAGGTGTCAGATCGACACATGGATCTGTAAGTTCAAATAAAGCAGGATATTATATTGGTGGAAGAACTCCTCTGATTTCATCGTGCGACAAACTTCTTTATTCAATTGAAACTATTGCCAAAACTCCAGGTCTAAACTTAACCTCAGTTATTCAAGATGCTAGAGGATTTGGAAACGACACTCATGGATACTCCACTGGTGGATATAATGGAAGTAGTTATGTCAGTGTTGTTGATAAGATCATCTTTGGTACTGACACCAGTTTCCGTTTTCCAAGTGCTAACCTGATCACTCAAAGAAACATTCATGGAGCACTTGCGACTCAAGATGCTGGTTACGTCACGAATGGATATGATGGTAGTGGTTATGTTAACAGTGCTGAAAAGACTGTTTTTGCAACGGATACGACAACAGCAATTCCTTCCACCTTCCCTGGTTCAAGGGGTGGTGTAACTGGAGCTTCAACGGACACAATCGGTTATATAAGTGGTGGTGTCGAACCAGGACCAATATTTTACAGCACAGTCAATAAATTCACTTTTTCCACCGAAACTCCTGGTGCTGCTCCCACTCTTCCCTCAGCAAACTCACTGCCTGCTTCACTGCAGTATAATGGTGGAGCAGCTACTTCATCTCTTGCTTATTTTGCAGGAGGAAAAGGTTCTGGAGCTGCCATCAACACGATGTGTACGATTAATGCAGCGGATGACACCAAAACAAATGTTCCTGGTGCGAACCTGACTGCCACAAGATACAATTATTCTGCTGTTACTCCAAAAGGTCAGTCAAGAACAATTCCATCATATTTTGATGATTTCTCACAACACAATCCAAGTCAAAAACACGGACCAGTACACGGATATTGTCAGAACGGATATCGCTCATCACCAGGTGGACATGACACTGGGGTTACCAGAATCCAATTTTCTAATGACTCAGCATCAAGAATCCCCAGTGCTGACATTACACTCTCAACTCCAGCAGCAAATGGAAAGACTCCATTCTCAAATAATCAATTTGGTTATTTTGTGGGTGGAATCGGACCATTGAGTGATATCATCAAACTCAATTATGCCACAGAAACAAGTGCCAACATTCCAGCTAAGATGGCTCAACCACAATCTGTTGGCAGTGGAGCAGCTTCAGATAAAACAGGTTATGTGTTGGGTGGATCAAAACCTGGTGCATATACTAACAACTGCATAAGTGTTGATTTAGCGACAGACACGTCTGAATTGCTCACAAATAACCTCTCAATCGCTGCTGGTTTCAAGGCTGGTGTTTCCGATTCAACTGCTGCTTATGCTTGTGGTGGCGTTACTCCAGGACCCACAATTTATTCTACTGTTGATAAATTCACTTTCTCCACTGAAAGTTCTGTAAGAGTTCCTGGTGCAAACCTGAGTGTTCCCAGAACCCAACCAGGTTCTTTGGGTGATCAGACTGCAGGATACATTGTTGCAGGAGATGGTCCAGGTCCCAACTATTCTTCCACAGACAAACTCACTTATGCAAGTGAGACAACTCAAAGACAGACAACAGCAGACAGAACACAAACAAATATTGCATATTTTACTGGAACAGGAAACCAAACCACAGGTTATTGTTTTGGTGGGAACATTGCACCAAGTACAACTGGTTTCTCGTCAATTGATAAAATGTCCTTTGCGAGTGACACTTTCTACAGAAACACTTCTGACATGTGTTTCCCTTATTTTTCAAACTCTGCGGCTTCTGGTCGTGAACAAAACAGAACAATATTCAGACCACAAGAAACTCCAACACTGAACCAGTCACTTTCAACTTCAGGGATTCCTAATTTTGGATACATGGCTGGAGGAAGTGGTCCTGGATCAACATCACCCCTCAGTTCAATTGGTAAGTATAATTTTGAAACAGATACTAGATTGCCATTCACTGGTCAACTCAGTATTGCCCGTTACATTGGTGCTTCTGGGTCAAGTAGCACTGCTGGATACATTGCTATGGGACTTAGTTATGTTGCACCCACTTATTACAGACACTCAAGAGTAGATAAATTAACATTTGCAACAGAAAATGTAGCACCTGTTCCTGGTGCTAATACACCAGTTTCTCTTCAGAATTCCTGCGGAGCAAGTAGTTCACTTGCTGCATATTTCTCTGGTGGTGCTCCTGGTCCTGTCGCAACAACACAGAAGTTGACTTTCTCAGATGAAACCACTGCTACTGTTCCTGGTGCTGCTCTAAGTGGTAATCGTGATTCACCAAGAGCTGGAGCAAGTTCTTCTGCAATGTATATGTGTGGAGGTGTAGTACCAGGCTCTGTACCACTCAGCACTGTGGACAAATTGATATTCTCCACTGATACAACTTCAGTAACTCCAAGTGCTGCATTGAATGGAACTCGTTATGTTGGTGCCATGGCAGGAAATGCCACACAAGGATATTATGGTGGTGGACTTCGTTATACTGGTTCATATGTTGGATTATCTGACATCAATAAAATCAATTATTCAACAGACACTACTCAACTAATTGGAGCATCTTTAAGCAGAAGTAGTTGGAATATAGGAGCAACAGGAAATGCTACAAAAGCATATTTCGCTGGTGGTGTTCCTGGTTCTGTGTCAACAGTTGACAAATTAGATTATGTAACAGAGACAACAACATTTGCAGAACCCTTGAGTGGAACACGTTACGGTGTAATTGGAGTAAGTGGAAGAGTCAATGCAGGAGCATATACTTCCAACGTCTTATAAGTAGGTTATAATAAACAAAAACAGATATTATGGGTGTGATGATTGGTCTCCCTTGTGGGGGAGGCAATATTAGTGAGAAGACCACTGTTGGTTTGTTCAATCTTGCAAAGGCATTTGTAAGAAACAACATTCCACATGGACTTCTCACGCTTTCTAATTCTTCTCTGATTGGTCACGCTCGCTCCAGAGTTGCCAACTTCTTTATCAACAACACGGATTTTGAATATCTGTTCTTTCTGGACAGTGACATCGGTTTTGATGCTCAGGATGTGATAAAATTATTGTCGTATCAGGTGCACATTGTATCTGCTGCTTATCCGATGAAAGTCTTGCCACCAAGATATTGTGTAAATTTCTCTTATCCAGAAAAAAGATACAGAAACTTAATCAAAATTGATGGCAACGGAATGGGATTTGTTCTCATTCATCGCAGAGTTTTTACGGATATCGCACAACGTTATCCTGGTCTAAAATACACACCATCGGATTACCACTCGGAGGATCCTCACACTGAAGGTGAAATGAATAACTCTTATCATTACTTCGCTGAAATGAAAATTGGAGATGGTTTTCTCTCGGAGGATAAAGCATTCTTCCGTAGAGCAACAGAAGTTGGTTATGACACATGGTTAGACCGAGAAATTAAATTGAATCACACTGGTTATCACATTTATTAAATCATGGCAGAACCAATTACAGGCGGAACTGAAAAGTGTTATGTTCGTTTGGCAGAACATTATCAATTCCCACCCAACGTGTTTGTTTCTCATCTCCCAGAAGAGTTGAGAAAATCAGATCATCCTTATAAGATTCTGTGGGCACATCATGCTTTTGATCAACCACTGTTTCTGAACTTTGATCACAACTTGGTGAATCACATTGTTTCACCATCTGAGTGGAACAAAGAAATGTTTGTGAAGTTTCACAATGTTCCAGCGGATAAGATTACTGTCATTCCTGTTGGCATTTATGACATCTTCACTCACTCCGCGAATAAAACAAAGACAATGATTTACACCTCCATCCCTTACAAAGGGTTGGCAGTGTTATCACAAATCATTCCTCGCATTCTTGAGAGACATCCTGACACTAAGTTTAAGATCTTCTCATCAATGTCTCTTTATGGACCATTGAATGATCCTTACATTGAATTGTATGAGGAACTGAAACTCAATCCAAGTGTTGAGTATTCATCTGCTGTGACTCAGGATGAACTGGTCAAGCATTATCAGGAGTCTGCTTTCTTTGTTCATCCAAACATTTGGGAGGAAACATTCTGCCAGGCAATGTGTGAGGCAATGAGGTGTGGTGCTTATCCAATCATTACTAACATTGGAGCACTTGCAGAAGTTGCTGGTCAGGATCATGCCAGTGTGGTTCCCATTGAGGGAAAGAACACAACAAAGGGTTGGGAGGTCACAGAAAACTTTCTAAATAACTTCACTGAGACATGTTGTAAGGCACTTGACTTTTTTGACAAGGAACGACCTTATTATGATCAAGTCTCAAAAAACATCTCTGATTATATCGTTGAAAGATATAATTGGAAGACCATCGCACACTCTTGGAAAACTTTAATTCACAACATCACTGGAGATACTATGACTACGGATAATTCCACTGCATTGACTTATACACCAATCAATGCTCAACAAGCGGTGAATGACGAGGAGTATCTTCGTCTTGCTTTTGATAATGTTCTTCGTTGGGATGAGAGTGACAGGGAGATGGCTCAGGGTCGAACCAACTTCCAACTTGAGAAGTTCATTGGTCTGAACACTCACAACATCTCTGTTTCCTTTGAGCACATCCTCAAAGAGCGTCGTGGGATGGCAACTGGTTACATGTACAAACTCATCGAGATGAAGGAAAAGGTTCGTGAGTTTGAATACAAGTGGAATGATAAAGATAAGTCGAAACCCATCATGTGGGAGCAAGGTGGTCCTGGTGGTGGACACCAGAAACTCTGCTGGTATGATTTGGATGAATTGTCAATGACTCACTATCTGAAGTCTTCTGAACTTGAGATTCGTGATCGTCTGCACCAGATGGAGCACCTGGATAAGATGCTTGATGCATTGATTGAGCGTAATGGTGGTAAGATTCCTGACAGAGAACAGTTCCTGGCAGAGAATGAGAACTATTGGGATACTCGCCTTGCTGAGCAGGCACTGGATGACCTGATGGCAGCACAAACTGGTATCAGTGGTGGTAACCTCCAGGCAATGCGTCGTGCTTCTGGTCCTTCCATTGTTGATGGTCAGAATGAACTGAAGGAAGGTTATCTGCCAATGGATAAACTTCTCACTCAAGAAGGACGACTGGAGTTCATTCAAGACCTGCAATCCAAAGTTCTCAAAGGTTATGAGAAGATCTCTGGTAAGGACATGGGTCAAGGAACACTGAAGGCAGCAGAAGAGCAGAAGCAACTGGGTCAAAGTTACTTCAATGCTGGTCAAGGTTTCAAGGAAGAATGAGCGAACAGGTCATTGTAGTTGATGACTTTTATGATATTCCTTTTCCATATCATAAAAGTTTCCTTGATAATGAGTGTCGGATTACAGAAGAGACTGGTGGTAAGATTTCACAGTTGCTGAGACATCCAATTCAGATTGTTTCGGCAACCAATGAAGTCAATGGGACTGATGAGATTGTATCATTTCCAAACCACCAGTGGATTGCTGTCATTTATTTGACACTTCCTTTGTGTGGTTGGGGTGAACATGGACTCAAGTTCTTCACCCCAGAAGGAAAACAATATGGTAACATCACAGCAAAATACAACAGGATGGTGTTGTTTAGAGGAAATCTCCCTCATTCTTATGGTAAAGGTTATGGGGATAATCTAAATAACAGTATGCTTTTCCAGAGAATCGTTGTAAAAGATGGCTAATACCCGTGGTGTTTTCAGTTTACAAGATATCCGTTTCGCCCAAGAGGACGGTGACTGGGTAGATCCTGGTGCATCTTTTGTTAAGAACTTTCCGTTCTCGGGAACTCCCAATGTTGGGTACTTTGCTGGTGGATCAACTCCGTCAGATGTAAGTAGTCTTGACAAGATGACTTTTACTGATGATACAACGGTTCTCGTTCCCAGTGCAAATCTAACTGCCACAAACCGTACGTTGTGTGGATTTGGTAATCGATTTAATGCTTATTGGTCTGGTGGAAGATATGGTGGTCCAGCAGCTTTTTACTCTGGTGTAGAAAAACTTTCTTATCAAACAGACACCCTTACAAAAGCACCTGCATCTAATCTTCCTACAGGAACATCGGATGCGGCTGGAACTGCAATTGATGAATATGGTTATATTTGCGCGGGCAGCACCCCGAGTAATGTCACCACTGTAAACAAATTGGTGTTTACACATGACACAGTAACACAAAGTCCATCTTCCGCTCTGAACACGGCAAGAAATGGACATGCTGCGATTGGAAATCAAACTGCTTGTTATATCTGTGGTGGAGAAACACCAATTACCAGTAATGTTGAGAAAGTAACCTTTGCGACGGACACAAGAGAGGCAGTTAGTGCCAATGTCGCACAACTAAGAGCTGTTTATGGTGCTTCAGGTGATGCTGCTGGTTACATTGGTGGTGGTAATGATGGTGGTCCAGTCTCGACTCGACACAAGTCTACTGTTGTTAAATTTACTTTCTCAGGAGAGACAACAAGCACTCTCCCTTCAGCTAATTCTCTGAGAAACGTTGGGTCAAACATGCAAGGTGCTGGAAATTCAACTCACGGTTACTTTGGTGGTGGCAATGGACCTGCGAGTAACTTTAGTAACTTTACTAAGATTCAATTCTCTGATGACACTGCATCGAACGTCCCCACTGGCGGCAATCTGACTGCCACGAGATATAATGGGGCTGCTGCTTGTCCAAGAGGTAAAGCATTTACGCACTCAGGTTATATTGCGAGAGAACAAAACCTGAAGTTTGAGCAGTTTGATGAGGCTGCTTACTACATGGGAGGTTATGGTAACCTCTCACACACCAGCAGGATGGACTTCACCACGGATACTCTGGGAAGAAATCCTGGTGCTTCGCTTTACATAGGAAGAGCAGCTTGTCAGGGCATGGCAAGCTCCAAAGCAGTCTATGCAGCAATGGGGTCTGGAGCATCTGATTACAGTAGCATTGATAAACTTACTGTAGCAGATCAGACGACTGCAAGAGTTCCTGCTAACATGAACAACGCTCAATATGACGCAGCAATCTGTACATCAGAGAATGCTGGTTATTCTGCTGGTGGTCTTCCTGGTCCAAAGTCCTCTGTTGATAAATTCTCATTTGGTTCTGACACGGCTACTCTTCTTCCAGGAACTACTTTTGTAACTCCATCTAAGTATCACCTGGGTTCTGTCAGTACCATGAAGTCACATGGTTATTATGCAGGAGGTATTACTCCTTCAGCAAACAGTGCTGTTGATCGAATTGATTATGCAACAGAAACAGTGGGTCGCGTTCAAAACCTTCCAGCAAATAGAGCATACATTGCTGGAATGTCTGGACCAGAATTTGGTTATTTCTCCTTGGGTTCTCCAGGTCCACTGACAAATGCTGTCAAAATTCAGTTCTCAACTGATACAGTTTCTGACAGCATCACTGCAATTTCTTACACACCTTACCTTAACACCTATAACGTTGATCAGGCAGGAAACTCATCAACTCATGGTTACGCAGTTGGTGGATGGCAGTATAATTCCATATGTCAAAAACTAAATTACGCAACTGAACAGTATTCACTTGTTCACACAGCTAACATTGATTATGCAGGCGCTGGAGTTCCAAGTGGAACCAATAACGCAGCATTTACTGGAACAATGGAGAACCACCGCAGTCTTCATGTTCCTAAGACCACAACTTATAACAGTTTCCTTCCCTCTGCATATTCAAGTGCACCTGATTTTGCTTTGATGAATGGAGGTGGAGCTCCAAGTGCTTCATCTTCAACAGACAAACTTACATTCTCCACAGAAACAGGATCGAGCAGTCCAGCTCGAAACACTCTTGCGAGAAGCAATTATCTTGCTGGTTTTAGTAACACAACTTATGGTTGGACTTGTGGTGGATACACTGGACCACCAGCGTACACTGCTTATTCGACCACGGACAGAGTTACTTATTCGACCGAGACGATGGTCAATGTTCCATCATCAAACATGCCTGGGACTGGTCGTTATGGTGGTGGTTATAGTTCGTCACCATCTGCTGGTTATTATGTTGCTGGTTATATTGGGAGTCAGCAATCAAGCACTCTCAAATTGCCCTTCACTCCTGGAACTTGGTCAACTCTTCCATCATCAGGCAATCTTAGCAGTGGTCGATATTATTTCCAAGGTGGTGGTGGAAAAGATAAGGGTTATTTCGGCGGTGGATCAGATTCAGGTGTTCCTGGTGTTGTCACAAAATATGATAAACTCACATATTCCACCGATACAATGCAAATTTGCAGCACTCTAAACACATCTGATCTACGACAGGTTGGTCAGATGGCTGGAATGTCTAAGGGATGTTATATTGGAACGGGACAAAACCCTGGTTCTCCAAATCCTGTTCCCCTCTCTGGTTACTTTATGGACTTTGCAACTGACACTTCTAGGAGTATTGCTGGAGTGGTCACTTTAGGTAGGGCCTCTACACAATATGCTGCAACTGAACGTGAGGCATATTGGGTTGCTGGAATCAGTCCAGCTGGTCTTTATGGTTCTCCAGCATACAGTTCCATATCATCAACTGATAAATTCTCTTATGCAACGGAGACTGCGGAGAAACTTCCATCTGCAGATGCTCCTCAGTACAGAGCAGGTGCCTCAAGTATGAATCCTCGTGAAAATGGTGTCGTTCAACCACTCGAATCAAACGTCCTGTAAGTTATAATAAACAGAAAACATGAAGAGAAGTATTATTATTGTGGATGATTTTCATCCCAATCCCGATGAAGTTCGTCATACAGCACTCACAGCAGATTATCCACAACCAGAGGATAGTTACACATATCCTGGTAGAAACTCACGTCAGAACTATTATCCACCTGAACTTCATCAGGCATTTGAAACTCTTCTGAACAGGAAACTCACTCCTGCTCCAAACAATGGATATTTCAGAATTTCATTGGAAAATGACAGTTTCAAACAGGATGTTCATGTTGACCCCAACTGGGAGTTTGGTGCTGTTTGTTATTTGAATCCACCCGAACAATGTGTCGATGAGGGTGGCACATCATTCTGGAAACACAATAAAACTGGAATGGAATCTTGTGCCAGAACACCAGAGATTTCAAAACTGTGGGGATATTCACAAGAAAAAGAAGCCTGGTGGACAACAGTTTATGGAGAGGGATTGGATAGATCAAAGTGGACCAGATACTTGCTGTCACCCATGAAGTATAATCGAATGGTGGTCTTCAGGTCTGATCTGTGGCACTCACACAATTATAATTTTGGTGATCGTTTTGAGAATGGAAGACTGGTTCAATTGTTCTTCTTCAACCCAACCGAATGGTTTGATTGATGAGTAAAACATATCATTTTATGGCAGGTCTTCCAAGAGCAGGAAGCACCTTATTGAAAAGCATACTCAACCAGAACCCAAACATTCACACAGAACCTGTCAGTCCTATTCTGGAACTGATGTATTACACTGATCAGTATTTCTTGACCAGTGAACAGTATCTTGCTTACCCAAAACCTAAGTCTGCTCACAAATTAATCTCTAATGTTATTGACAATTATTACTTTGACACTGAAGAACCTGTGGTCATTGACCATTGCAGAGCATGGGTAAATAATATTGAAAGAATTAAGACATACATTACACCAAACCCAAAGATTATCTGTCCTGTCAGAGATGTTGCGGATATTCTCACATCTTTTATTACCCTGATTCATCACAATGGTGACGAAGTTTCATTCATTGACCAACATCTAAAAGAACATAACTGTCACATTGACGATGACAATCGTTGTAGATTTCTTATGGGTCCAGATGGTATCGTTCATCAAGCATTGTGGGCACAATCACAGGCATTTCGTCGTGGGGATCATAAGAAACACATGTTGTTTGTGGAATATGAGGATTTGATGTCCTCACCACAACAAACAATGGACAGAATTTATGAGTTTCTTGAGATGGATTCGTTCCAGCATGATTTTGATCGAATTGACAACCCAGTTCGAGAGTCAGATCATCAATGGAATCTCAACAACATGCACCATGTGAGAAGAAAGTTAGAGAAGAAATCAAGAAAACCTGAAGAAGTATTGAGTGGGGAGATTCTAAATAACTACAAGAATCTTGAATACTGGAAGTATTCTAACCATAGGTATTTCTAAAGATGGCAGAGTCACGAGGCGTTTTTACTCTTAAGACAGTAAGAAATAATTTTCTCAATGGAACTTATATAGATCCCGATGAGTCTTTTATTGACCAGGAGTTTTCGCACAACACTGGATATCACATTGCTGGATCAAACCCTGCGGGGAATGCTTATTCTCACGTTCAGAAGTTGGATTATGCAACAGAAACTTCTACTGTTCTTGCCTCTAAAATAGACGATAATCCTGGTTCCACGGCTGCTGTAGGAAATGGAGAAGCTGCTTATCAGGCTGGTGGTTATGGTTACACCGCACCAGCAGGAGTTAGATCAACGGTTAACAAAGTAACTTATGCAACGGATGTTGTCGCAAGAATTCCTGCTCTATTGGGTCCCCAACGTTTTGGTATGGGTTCAGTAGGAAACATTGGTTTTGGTTTTTTCTGTGGTGGTTATAACACTGGAAACTTAGCCACGAGTGACAAACTTACCTTTGCCACAGACTTAATCGCTGGTATTCCTGGTGCAAATATCAGTCCTGCAAGAAGAGTGCTCACAGGCGCAAGTAATCAAGAATATGGATTTCTTTTTGGTGGATATGATAGTAATTATTCTGCATCTGTTGATAAAATTCAATTTACCACAGAAACCAGATCTTCTGCTCCCAGCTTGGGAACGGCAACAGCAGATCCCTCAGCAGTAGGAAATTCCACAAAAGCTTATATTACTGGAGGCAACACTCCAGGGGGGATTACGGCTCAAACTTACGAATTGACCTTCTCTACAGGCACAACGTCAACGGCACCTGGATCAAATCTTCCAACTGCTAAAAACAGCATGACTGCATGTGGAACTGAGGAAAATGCTTTCTTCATGGGTGGACCAGGTTCTACTCCTGTATCTGATATTGTAAAAATTAATTATACAACTGGAACTGTAACAACGATTTCTGGAGGTTTAGCAGATCCAGCATCAGGCGCTGGTGGAGCGAGTTCTCAGCAGTCAGGTCAACTGAATGGAGCAAAGAAGAGAAACATTAAAGGTAAACAGGGTGAACCTCGTGGAACATACCTGAATGGATTTGCTGCAACTGAAGGTTACGGAACTGGATACTTTGTTGGTGGTCCACCAGCTGGATACACCGTGATGGATAGAATTAATTATGCAACCGATACGACAGTTGCTGTTCCTTCAGCTTACACAAAAAGAAACAAGTCGGCTCCAGGAAAGGGGAGCACACCAGAACATGCAAATTGGATTGGATCTACATCGGACACAACAGTTGAAAGAACATCTTATTCTGCTGATTGTACTTTTGAAGTTCCTTCAGCTGCCATTCCTCAAGCATCTGGTTATGGTGCTGGGCTTCAAAACAGCACAGCAGGTTATATGTGCGGTGGTCAGGGTCCAGGAGGTCCATATCTTTCATCAGTTCAAAAACTAACCTGGGCAACTGACACTGGATCTCAAGCACCCACGCGGTTGACGAAGACCAGGGGCATCCCTGCAGGAATGGGCAACAAGAACATTGGGTTTCTCTCGGGATCCACCAGTCCTGACAGTTCAGTCGATCGACTTGTTTATGCAACCGAAACTGTTAATCTCTCTCCGTTTGCCTTTGATCCAGTACCTCGTGCTTATGTGGGTGGAATGTCTAATGCCACTGATGGTGTCGTGCAAGGGGGAGGATCACCACGAACAAGTCAGTGTAGGAGATTGAATTTTGCTACTGAATCATTCGAACTCATTCCTTCCTCTCAGGCATTGATATCAATCCCCGCAGGAGGCCAGGCAAACGGTGCAACTGGAAACACACAAAATGGTTACAGTATGGGTGGATATAATGGTTCGTCATACACAACTAACTGTGACAAGATCAATTACGCAACATTGACAAATTTCCGTGTTCCATCTGGCAACATGAGCACTCCTCGTCGTTATGTCACTGGATGTAGCAGTCAGGATCAAGATCTCCCAACAAAACCACTGGCAACGATTACACGAAATCGTTCAATGATTTCAAATGTACCTAATACTGGATATCTTGGTGGTAATGCCAGCCCATCAAGAGAAAAGGTTTATAGGATTGACTTTACAACAGACACACTAACAACAACCACAGATTTAACAGAAGCTAGAGGTTATGGTGGTGGAAACTCAAGTAAAACTGCTGCTTACTTTGGTGGAGGAGCACTCTCTGGTCCTATCAATAAAGCAACAATGGATAAGTTACTGTATGCGGATGACACAGTAACGGCAGTTCCTGGTGCAGCATTGAGTCAAGCAAGATATCTCTTTGGTGGTCAAGTTGCTGGTGATTCAACAAAGGCACTCTGGGCAGGGGGGTACACAACTCCCGCTGCCCCACGAAACACAATAGATAAACTTGTGTTCTCAACCGATTCAACAGGAGTGATTCCTGCAACACTTTCTGCTGCAAAGTACGGAATTACTGCTTGTGCAAGTCCTACTGCTGGTTATGTTGCTGGTGGTTCAACTGGTGGTGGAAACAGAAGAACTGACATTGATAAAATCAACATGACAGATGAAACAGTGGCAAGAACACCATCTGCAGATTTGCCAGGACCTCGCACATATGCTATGGGAATGAGTAATCCTGGTGCAGGTTATTTCGTAGGTGGTTCGACTCCATCCGCGACCAGTGAAGTGATGAAACTAATCTACAGTACGGATACACTTTTTAGAATATCAAATTATCCTGTTAATATCTTTGGAGGATTCGGCACAGGAAATAGATCGGCAGGACACTTCACTGGCGGTAACACTCCATCTTATACAACTGCTACTCAGAGGCTAGATTATTCCACAGAAACTTACTCACAAACAGCAGCGTCCCTTCCATCAGGAACGGGTTATGGTGCCTCTGCCAGCGCACAAAGTCAAGGTGGAAGGTATGATTCCAACGTCATCTAAATTATAATAAAGAAAAACACATTATGACCATTGAAAATCCTTTGTCTCACATCCTCATTCGGAGAAATGTGATTAGTGAACTTGGTTTGAGAGAGATCAAAGATCACATGGATGCTTCTTCGAAGCACGACTTATCCGTCTTTGATCCTGATAAATCTAATGAAACTGGTGAAACTCACTGGAGAGTGGATAAGAAAGTCAGAGACACTCAGATTGTGGATCTGGGTCCACTCTTTCCTAAGATTGAAGATTTGATGAAGAACGTCGTTAAAGAGGTCATCAATCCATTTTATGAGGTTCAGGTTCATCAGAGTGAGGTTCCACAACTTCTCTCTTATAGTCCTGGTGGTCACTATCAACCACACATTGATGGTGAATCATTGTGGAGAACACCAGATGATCAACTGATTTGGAAGAAATCAGTGGACAGAGATTTATCCTTTGTTCTCTTCATCAACGATGGTTATGAAGGTGGTGACTTTGTGTTCCCTGATTTGGGTGTGAGAGTGAGACCAGAAGCAGGAATGTTAGTTGCTTTCCCATCTAATCATCATTACAAGCATGGTGTAGAACCTGTAACCAAGGGAATCAGATACTCAATGGTCTGTTGGGCAGAGGTTCAAGGATGGCCAACGATGGCAGAAATCAATAAAGATCTTTCTCAAAAGTATGGAATTGACATAAATAACTAAAAACAGGTGTAACAATGTATCTTAAACATTACTACGTTTGCGATCAAACGGGTGCCGCAGTATGCACCTCATCTGAACCCAGATATAAGAGACATCCTTGGAAGGAAATCGCTGGACTGGATGTAAAGTGCTGGTTGTCAGACTCAGATGGTGTTGACGCAATGCTGGCTGTTGCTGAAGATGGTGCTACCACAGATGTAACGGATGACGCTTCTGGTAAGAAAGCAAGACAAGTCCTGACTGAAGCAGAATTCAATTCTGTCTGGACTCCTTACTCGGAAGCAGAAACTCTTTATTCTGAAGCCATGACAGCAGAAGAAGGTGGAGACACTGACACCGCTGCCACCAAGAGAACAGCAGCAGATACTAAGAGAGCAGAGGCACTGACTGCCTTTAGAGCACTCTAAGGACACTTTAAAAACCTCACCATTGACCTCTCTGAGACCCTCAGAGGGGTTTTATTATGTCTGTATGAGGTCTACCACCCATAAGCACATAATAACGTGTGCTTGACAACCTTAGAGAATCCTGATACAATCTGGCTTGTCCAGGTTCAGTCAGGGGCCTCTAGAGTACTTTAAGGAGCAAAGCAATGTCTTGTCTCAACTATCAGAAAGTTTGGGAAGTGATGAGTGAACTGGAAGACAAGTTCAACAACATCACCACCATCACAGGACTTGTTGAATTCATTGATGAGGCAGTGGAGAAGAACAATCAGGATGAGATTCGTTCGGGTGTAGATGCACTGAAGTCTTACATGAAAGTGTTTGTCTCTGAGTACGACACTGCATCCAAGAGAGCATGGAACAACACTGTAGTTGCTCTCAAACAACACCCACATGAATCAGATTATAGTTATGAAATCAAAAAGCCAACTTACGAAGAAGTCGAAGAGTTCTTTACCAACGTGGATGAAGGAGTGGGTGTTGTATAGAGAACAGATTATCTGTCAGAACTGCAACAAGATTGATAAAAGAGACAATACAAACCAAGATGAGTATTGTCTCGATTGTTACAAAACACTTTATCCAACTGGTTGGTTTGGTTGTTGGGAGGGAGATTGATGATTACTACTATTATGGCAGGATTTGCCTTTGGTTATTGTGTGATAGACATTATCCAAAACTATCGTGCTCGTCTTAATGAGTATGAACTACTCAAATCTACTATTGAGAAAGATAATTATGATCCTAGAATGGATGAGTGTCGATGACTGACACCTGGAAGAAGTGGAACATCTATACTTCAATCCATCTCTTTGAGTATTGTGTGTATTCTTGGAGTAATTACATGTGGCCGCACATTCATGGATTTGAGAATGAAGAACGAATGAGAAACTTGTTCTGGCATTATCTAAATTACGGAAATTGTAACACCTACTATGACTGAGGAAAAACAATGAGTATCCCACATTTCAAATCCCAACATGACTGGGAAGCATTTACCCAAATCTTTGATAGTCAATGGCATTGTAAGAAAGCACTTCTAGATCGTGTCAAGGATGATATGTTCCCTGGTTATGACTGGCACTCAATCACACCAAAGTCCATTGAGGTGATCAATGACATCGTGAATAATCTCCTGTACGATGTAGATCGTAAGTTCAAAGAGACGCACCAGGACTACAAGACTGAGGATGATGAACTCTTCATTCCTTATCGTTCTTTCAAAGAAAATGTTTTGGAAGCATTGAATGAAGCACTCACACCTTATGAGTTGCAATACAAGAATGAATGTGATACGCTGGCATGTGCGGACCATTTGACTGATGATTGAAGTTACTCAAGAAAGCGACAACAAATTTATTATCTCGTGGGATGAAAACGATCCCACAGAAAAGATCCTCAACGACTGGACAGAAGAGGATTTTATCAATTGCGTTCAAAATTATTTGGAGAGTTTGACTAATGGAATTTGATGACATGGAACTGATGCAGTTGCAATTCTGCATGAGCCAAACAAAGAAGATGATGAGCATGGGTGGAGAGATTCGTCGTCATGCTTCCATTACTCAGAAGATTGAGGAGGAAATGGAACGCCGTAAGAACGCAACTGGTGCTTACACTGTGGAGAAAGTGATTGCTGATCTTGACAAATTGCTGGGTGACGATGTATAATATTTCGGTGACTTAATTATTGGTATGGATTTTCAACCAACTGAAAATGATGTTGACCGTTGGGAAATGGATGGCATCCAGTACGAACTGAACTACGACAGACTCAATCAACTTCGTCGTGATGCTGCTGAGACTTTTGATAAGCGACTCATGAAACTGAGTAAGAAAGCAGCAAAGGAACTGAAGAAAGAACGTAAGCGTAAGGGTGAGAAAGTGTCTCCTAAGGTTCTTGACACTTACAAGAACACCAAAGCATATGTTGCTGAGTGGCACATTACAGATGATGAGGGTGACATGATCACCAACTTGTTTGAGACTCGGGTTGCTGATTATGGCATCCCATTTGAGGAGTGCACGATGCTTCTTCAGTCCTCTGGTGATGGAAAAGGTTGGACTGTCATTAACGACATTGAGGCAGATTAAATACCTCTTCGGAGGTAACTTATGAATCTTACAGATGTAAACTGGAGTACAACGCTGTTTATGATTGCCCTGCACGTATTGGCACTCATGGCGTTCCTGCCCCAGTTCTTTTCATGGGGTGGTGTACTTTGGATGTTGGGTCTGTATTACATCACACTTTGTTGGGGAATCACAACTGGTTTCCACAGATTAGTTTCACACCGTTCTTTCAAGACACCCAGATGGTTAGAGAGATTTCTGGTCACTTGTGGAACATTAGCAATGCAACACGGTCCAATCGACTGGATTGGATTACATCGTCATCATCACAAATACTCTGACACTGATGTAGACCACCATGACAGCAATAAGGGTTTCTGGTGGTCACACATGGGTTGGATGTTACACAACGTTCCTGCAATGGAACACGTCGATAAGTTCACCAAGGACTTACAAAAGGACCCTTATTATGTGTGGTTGAATCAAAACTTTGTCATCCCACAGGTCATCCTTGGTGTTATACTTTATGTGTTGGGGGGTTGGTCTTATGTCATCTGGGGGATAGTTGTGAGACTTGTTCTTGCCTACCACGCAACCTGGACTATCAACTCTCTGACACACATGTTTGGTGATAAAGAATTTGATTCAGGAGATAACTCCCGAAACAATGGACCAGTGTCAATCTTTACCTTCGGGGAAGGATGGCACAACAATCACCATATGTACCCCTGGTCTGCAAAGCACGGCATCTTGCCTTATCAGTTTGATATGACTTGGTTGCACATTGTGACACTTGGGAAACTGGGTCTTGCAACTGACATCAAGGTTCCAGGTGGGTTAAGATAATAACATCGAATGAGATTTCTTATGAAGAAACTACTTGGTTGTCTTGCTCTTGCAGCAGCATTAGTTCCATCAGCAGCACTTGCTGAGTCACGTCTTCGTCCTGGTACCTTTGCTGACACTTACTGTGAAGCACGTTGGCGTGGTGTTGGAAATGATCGAGCAATGGAGTTGGCAATTGATGCGTCGATTGTTCTTGGTGAGAAACCAACTTATGTCAACCATTATGGTGAACGTCAAGAACGTGGCGTTGTCCTAGGTGCTGAATGGTCACGAGAACTTTGCCCCGATGTCTGGGGATAAATAACACGATAGGAGAAAAAACCATGTCCGATCAATTCGTTCAAGATCTGCAAAAGCACATCGACGAACTCCAAGCAACAATCGAAGAACAAAAGACTGAGATTGAGAAACTGAAGAGAGTCATCGAGTTGGTCGAAATGGAACTCGATCAGAACAAGTTCTATGATGACTGATATGATCCCTTCGGAAAAAGAACAGGCAGCTCTCGATCTCTTTATCGAGAGCGTTTACAAACCCGACTTTGAACTTCGGGCAGCATCAAGAGAACAAGAATGTTTTGATGAACTGATGGCACTTCGCCAAGAGATTCTTGATTATCTTCATAATAAGAAGGCATCAATGCAAGAACATCTTGTTAGAACTCAAGAACCTGTAGGCGACCCTTCTTTTTGAGCCTGCAGATTGACCCATTGTTATGAAACTTCCTGAATCGTTCCCGCATACCGCACCCAAAGGATATCACTATGAAGTTGAATCGTTCAAGAGCGGATATCTGGCAATTTGGTTGTACCATGAGTACGATTATGTGTTTGCTGGTGGTGAATGCGTGCGTTCAATCTGGGGATTCTATCGAACCAGAGACGGGAAGTACTTTGCCCCAGTTAACGCAAAAACAATAGGTAAAGAGGTCGCTGTCGATGGCACCCGTGATTTCACCTCCATGCCCCTCAACCTCAACCCACTCGAACGTGCTTTCATTTAACCTCAGAGATGAAGTTATCTACAAACATCACAAGGGAATCGTGTCTTTTATTGATGAGAAGTACATTGTGATCAAGGGTCGGGCAGTAAAGGGTAGGGATTACCCTCTTCTTGTAGTGTTCCCAGAATCCTACAAGGATGTTATACTAATTAGAGACCACAAGAACGATTGATTATGGCAACTAAAGAATTCAAAAAGATTGATAGCAAAGGTCACGAAGAAGTGTGGACCTGGGAAGAGACACCTGAACTGATTGCTGCACTGAAGCAACTTGAGAAGAGCACCAATGAAGTTAATTCGCAATCCTAGACTGGTCACAATGTGGTTCGTCATCATGAACTTTTACCTTGCTCTGATGACTTACTTTGTTGTTACAAAGGTGGATAACATGGAGTTTGTTTGTCGTAATGTTAATGCTGACGCAATTCAATGTTACCGTCAGTGACGACAATCTAAAGACACTCTTAAGAACAGTTGATTTCTGTAAATAAGATGTTAGAATTTCAACACATTCAAAACATCTATGACAAAACAAGGGGCCAACACTACTCTTACCGAAGAAGAGTGGGAGGACATGGAAGCACTCAAAAAGGCAATCAATGATGGTCCACAGTTTGTAGTTCCAAGCAAGATGGAAGACTTTACTTCTTATCTTGTTCGTTCATTAAAAGAAAGAGGTGGGTGATGGTACCCTTTATTATGGAAGTTCCCGCTGGATGGGGCGGTGGACGAGTTGAAGTTACACCTGACATTCTTAGATATTGTGATGCTGTCACATTTGATGCTGAACGTGATGACATTCGTTATCTTGATTGTTTGTGGGAGAACCATGGTTTCTATGGAACTCCCAAACACATTATGCAAGCGGTGAGGGATGAGTATTTCAACAATCCTCTCCCTCCATTACCTGTTTATCCTGCTTTTCCTTGTGAATATTGCAATAATGATGGTCTAACTGAAAAGATTGAGGCAGAGTTGGATGAAGTCTGGCCTGATGAAAAGAAATTGCCACCATTCATGCCAAGACAGACTGTACCTCTCATCGTTCTTCCAGGCAGTATGGACCCATTTGTTCCGACAGATAAATTACATCTGAACCTGGGAGAAGAAGAACCCCTGTGAGTAAGAAAAAGAAAACGATTTGGAGACTTTGGGCAAAGGCATTAGGAGAAAAGGCAGGTAAAAATGACAAAGAGGCAGACACAGTTGCTCTCATACGCACTGTTATACTCATCACTTACTTTGTCACTAATGTGGCCATTGTTTCTAACGCAGTAAGACACTGGAACAATGTGTGGTGGATAAATAATAATCAGTGTGAACTCCAGAAATGAAGACTCTAAATGTCTTTATCCGTGAACAAAAGGATAAAGAACGCACCCTCAATCCTAAGTTCTGGGATGGCAAAACCCTGAAGCCTGAGGTGCGTAAGGGTCTGCTGAAGATTGGTAATTACTGGGCAGATGCTATCGGTATCCCCAAAGAAGCGATCGAAGATATGCACCTGGTAGGTGGTAATGCCTCTTATCTTTATAACTCACAGTCTGATCTTGATCTACACTTGATTGTTGACAAGTCCAAGGTCAGTGAGTGTGAGGAACTGTTGGATGATTATCTGAGAGCAAGAAAGAAGTTGTGGTCATATGAACAGGATGTCACCATCTTTGGCACTGAAGTTGAAGTTTATGCTGAAGACGTTGATGATCCCAAACCAGCAAGACAGGGACGTTATTCGTTAGAGAAAGGTAGATGGATTACAGAACCCAGCACTGAAGCACCCAAGGGTGATGATGTAGTCATCCAGTCCAGAGTGAAAGATCTGGAAGCAGAGATTGATGAGATTATTGACACTGGTGTTGCTAATCCAGAGCAACTGAAGTGGATCAAGGAAAGAGTTTTCAAACTGAGAAGACAATCCATTCAGAAAGGTGGTGAATTTGCACAGGGTAATCTTGTGTTCAAAGGACTGAGAAACACTGGAGCCATTGACAGATTAAATTCTTACCTGAAGGATGTAACTGATAAAAACTTGTCTGTGTACTAAATATAAAGACACTATCCATAGTGTCACAAGGGGCTGGACGACTGGCAATATTGGGGTTACAATGATTCAGTAATCACAGGAGTTCCTCTCATGGGCATGACTTACCTTCCTCAGAAGACCCGTTATCGTATCACGTTGGACCTTGAAGTGTTTGATCATGAGTTTGATCCGCATCAGATTGATTGGGCAGAAGTTCTTCAACTTGAAGGTGGAGAAAGTGCTGATGCCTATGTGGAGAACCTGTCTGTCCCTGATTATTATTTCTCTTGAAGTTTCTACAATATGAACACCCAACGATCTTGGACGCTAAACCAGGATCGCCAGGGTTTATTATTGGTAAGAACTGGAAAGATGAGAACATGATTGCTGCCATTCCTGTGATTGGCAGCAGACATCAACTTGCCATTATTCACCACGGTGTTGTGGTAAAGTATTGCAAGAACTTCTCGTCTGCCAAGACATTCATCAACAAAACGATGAAGAAAAAGATTTTCTGAGCCTGCACATTGTCTCCTCATTGTAAGAAACAACATTATGATTCAACGCGAAACTCTCCTGGAACTTCAGCAACTGCGGAAAGACTGGCAGAAACAGAACTTCCAGTACACTCGTGAACAACAAGCACGATACAACGAACTGGTCGAACTCCGTCGTTCTCACGTCCGTCAATATTATGCTGACGGTAAGGTATGGGTTGGTCCTTCCAACGCTGGCAAAGTTATGGCAGAGACTGAGGCGTGAAGATTTACGGAGCCTGCACATTGTTCCCTTGATACGAAGACTTGATTATGACTAAGAACCTACATCTCGAACACCCTGAAGATCTAATCCTCACAGGTAATCTGTGGGTTCTTGAGTCTCTCTTCGATGAAGCAGAGCACATCAGTGTAAAGATGGATGGCAGTCCTGCTATCGTTTGGGGTGTCGATCCTGCCACTGGTGATGAGTTTGTTGGCACCAAGTCTGTGTTCAACAAGCGTAAGATCAAGATCTGTTATTCTATCGAAGACATCAAGACTTATTATGGTGAGCAACCAGAACTCGCTGCTGTTCTGACTGCTTGTTGGAAGTATCTTCCCTTCACTCAGGGTATCTATCAAGGTGACTTTATTGGTTATGGGTGTGGCATTGACACTCTAAAACCCAACACCATTGAGTATGTCTTCCCTGAACCCATTCAGGAAAAGATTGTCGTTGCACCGCACACTTACTACGAAGGACCTACACTCAAAGATGCAGTTGCTTTCCCCATCGTTGATGACATCCCGAGCAACAAAGACTGCTTGTATGTGCAGCCATTTGTTGACAAGAAACGCCTTACCGTTGGAGCACCTAACGTTAGTAATCCTGACGTGATTGGGTTCCTTGATGATAAGGAAGCAGCAGAAGCAAAGAAGGCAATTAACGCTGTCATTCGTGACGGTCAGCATCTCAACGACCAGATCCTGACTGACATCGTTGGTTGTCCTCATCTTGCTAATCTTTACATGCTCACGATTGACATCAAGGAGGATCTGATGAACTCTTTGATCGTCTACAATTCTCCCACTGCTTATCTTGCAGGTCGCAAAGTTCCTGCTGAAGGATATGTGTGGCACACCTTGGATGCCAGTTTCAAGTTAGTGGACAGACCTACTTTCGCCTTCCAAAACTTCAACAATGGACGCTTCCAATGAACCAACGCGAACGACTGACTAAAGCAAAGGATCACATTCAGAAGGCATGGGACTTACTTTATGGTAATCAGTTCTCTGGTTTCTTTTCTAATCATCTGATACAGGTTAAGTTTGAGTTGGAGAGGCAGTTGGCAGCGACTAAAGATAAATAATACACTGGTTTATTGTGTGTCATGTTAGGCAAGAAGTCTCTGGTTCAACGCATCAACGAAGTCGTCCAAGTTAAGAGACGTGGTTTAGATCCTGCTCTCCAAGGTTCTTCCTCTGTGAGACAAGCAGGTGAGGGCGGAAGAATAGGAGCAAAGCGTAGACAAGAACCAGGAACTGGTAAAAGAGTCAAGGCAATCGGTGGTGGTAAGACAGCACCAGTCACACAGAAAGATCGTAAAGATATTGGTCAAACTCGCACAGGTAAGGCTGGTGGACCTGCCATGCCTAAGGGTGAAAGAGGTGCAGCAGCATTGTCACCTAAAGAAGCACAACGCAAGGCATATCTTGAGAGAAAAGCAAGAGAGCGTGGCGAAAAGCAAGCAAAGAGTGCATCTGAAGTTTTGAAGAAAGATACACCTGCCAAGGAAAAGAAACCAGTCTCTCCTGATTACAAACCTGCCAAACCCACAGGGTACAGCAGACCTGAGCAAGTTAAACTCAGAAGAGCAGGTGAAAAGAAACTGAAAGGTATCATGTCTGACCAAGAAAGAGACAAGGCAAAGAAGAAAGGCGAGACAGTTGGTCCTCAGGAGATTAAGAGAAGAGTCAACAAAAGGATGGCAAACTGATACAATAAACACTGTGGTTCACTCTTCGTTATGGCATCATTGACACCTGAAGATGCTGTTTGGGCAGCGGACCAGTTCATCTCATATTACACACAGTTTAACCGCATTGATGAATACTTTCGTCATGTAAAGCAGAGCAGGTTGGATAAGTCCTCGGGCACACTCTTTGGTCCTGAGGATGACATCTTCTCTGACTTTTCTGTCCATCCCAATGACATGAAGTTCTCCATTCATGTGGTGGACACGTCTAACAAACCTAAGAGTAAGTACACGCAGCAGATGTACTCTGAGGTTCTGAACTTGACTGCATCCAATGCAATCGAAGAAGCAATTCCTGGTCGCACACTGAAGTGGATTGTGACTGAAGATACTACCGATAAGGTAGTTGGTGTGGTGCGATTTGGGTCACCCACGATTAATTCCAAACCACGCAATGATTACTTCGGTAAGGTATTGTCACTGTCACAGATAAACAAAGAGTTTGTGATGGGATTTAACATCGTTCCAGTACAACCATTTGGTTACAACTACCTGGGTGGTAAGTTATTGTGTCTGCTTGCATCTTCCAGTTACCTGAAACAACAGTTCGATGAGAAGTATGGCACTGATCTAAAGTATTTCGAGACAACATCGCTTTATGGATCTACCAAAGGTGTGTCAATGTATGATGGTCTGAAACCATTTGTTCGTCACGTTGGTGACACTGAAAGCAACTTCTTGCCCCTGTTTCATGATGATTATTTCAATGAAATGTTCTGGTGGTTCAATAACAATGCCAACGGTGGTGAAAGACTCATCTCAGCAGACAAGTCATCAAAGAAACTCAAGATCCAAACAAAGATGATCTCCATTGTGAAGAAGTCACTGCAAGATGAGGGCAAGTTGGAAGAGTTTAACGCAGCGATTGAACATGCAAAGTCACTCACAGAGCGCAAGCGTTCTTATATGGGTTTCTTTGATTATGACAAAGATGATGCAATCGAATGGTGGAGAAAGAAAGCAGCAAAAAGGTATGATAAACTTGTATCAAACAAGAACCTTAGGACTCAACTTGAGTTGTGGGGTGATAAACAAGACATCGACATCATTAGATGATTATGGCAACTTACAAAGGGCACATTCACGGTGGCAACGGATACACCTCACACGACATTGAGGTGTCTGGTGTTGTAACTCAGGCAGCGGCAAAGAAACTAATGGAGGCACGCAATCCTGGTGCCAAGATTACTGCTGTTCGTTTGGTTTCTAACAAAGATTGAGCCTGCACATTGTCCCATTGGTACGAGATTATCATTATGACTCAAACACTTCCTGATCCCATCACTAACAATGAAGAGCGTGTGATGGTACGCCAGACTGTAACTGGTTTTGAACAAGGTATCGCAGGAATGATTGGATTATTCACTGCTGGTCCTCTCGGTGCTTTAGCATCATGGGGTGCAATCCGTGGACTCCAAGGTAAGTGGACTCCGTGGGTTATTCTTGGTATCCCTGCCGCTCCTGTTCTACTTGTTGGTCAACTAATGGTTGCTGGCGTTGTAATGGCACCCATGATTGAAGAGTACGAAACAGACAATTCCTTCAATAAGATGGAACTGGTTCGTCCTGAAGTTCAACAAAACGGTCTCTGACATATTTTCTGAGCCCGCACATTGTTCCACTAACATAAGACACACTTTAATGAAAAAAGTTCTCACTGGTGCCATTCTGGCACTCTCTGCTACTGCAACTCCCGCACTCGCTGGTCCAAATGGTACCTTTGAAGAACACCAAGGTTTGTGGAACGCACTCCAAGATGTTGGTATAACGATGAAGGTCAACACACCCGACGTTTGTGATGAAGATTCACGCGGTGGTGGCGCATATTATACTTACAAAAGAAGGTTGGTTATTTGTCAAGATAACGCAAAGGTTTGGGATGGGAAACAAGTCTCCTGGACTGCAAATGATCTAGACACTCTACGTCATGAGGGTCATCATGTTGTACAAGATTGCAACGAAGGTCGCATGGGAGATGGAAAACTTGCAAACCTTTTTCATGATGAAGATTCACTCATCTCCTTCCTCACTAAGTCTAGTTGGTCTAAAGAACAACTGATGGGTTTGATTGACGATCTGGAAGAAGATGGTTTGGATATGGCAGACATCAGGTTGGAGGTGGAAGCATACACCGTTGCTTCTGACATCTCTGCCACGAGTATCGCAAACAAGGTCACTGAGTTCTGTGGAGAACCTACCAAGTTCACCTTCTGAAGATTTACTGAGCCTGCACATTGTCTCTCTGATATGAACAACACACAAACTATGGAAGTTATGGATCAGGTCAAGATTCAGCGGACTATTGATGACCTTCGTAAGGCATTTGATGTCTGTGATGGTGTAGATTATGATGCTGACATTCAAGATTACCAAAAGCAAGCACCTTTTGCCGTTGGTTATGCCAGGTCCGCACTCTTTGCTGCGATTGATGATCTCAACCGTGTTCTTGACAACTACAAATGATCCTGTACAAAGTTATTGAATTTGGAGAAACAAACAATGAGTTTTGGAATAAACCATCCCGCCATCTTAGTCTATCTCGTGCTCAACGACGTTATGCAGAATCTCTATCCAATTCTGAAGCAATGGGCAGTGTACTTCTCGAAGTTGGTCCTGAGAGTTGGGTTATTAGGAACAGCAGCAATTTCGACGGGTTTGGCATACATGTGTCTCCGACTGGATTCACAAGTGTCCGCAAACTTAAGTCCAATGACAGTTGGTTAGACTGATGACTTATCGCATTTGTTGTAATCTCAAGACCCGTGAGTTAGAGTGGATTTGCAACGGTTTAGTTGCTCCTGCTTACATTCATGCTGGTATCGCTAGAAAAGCGTGTGAGAAAGAATGAAGCATGAACCCATGCCAGACTGGATCATACCCGCTGGTGTGGGTTTTATGGTCTTCACAGTTATGATCTTCTTGATCTTTACTCTCACAATGATAT